CAATAGATGTATTACTAGCTCCAGTTGTATTATCAGTAAGTACACCTACGCCAATACCAACATTATTATTAGCCGTAGTATTAGCATCTAAAGTATAAGGTCCGATTGCTGTATTAGAAGCTCCAGTTGTGTTTAGTTTTAACGCTTCATATCCAATAGCAGTATTGTTATTTGCAGTTGTATTATTTTCTAAAGAGTTATGACCGATAGTAGTATTAAATGATCCTGTAGTATTAAGTCTTAACGCATCTCTACCCATTGCAGTATTTCTTTGACCTGTACTATTTGTGTACATAGATAGATAACCAACTGCTGTGTTATCTTCTCCAGTTGTGTTGCTTCCTAAAGCATCAGCACCAACAGCAGTGTTTTGAACTCCAGTTGTATTCGCTGTTAAAACTCTGTAACCCACAGCAGTATTATTTGTTCCAGAGGTTAAAGCTGTTAGAGCATCTTTACCTATAGCAGTATTATTTCCACCAGAAACAGAAGCATCTAAAGCACCCTCCCCAAGAACAGTGTTACCAGCAACAGAGTTTGCACCTTTACCTACAGTTACAGAATTTATTGTAAAATCTTCGTTATTAGAAATCTTTGCAGCAGTTACCTGGTCATCACCAATCTTAGCTGTAGTTACATTTGCATCTACAATAGAAGCTGTGACTACTGCACTACTAGCTAGTTGATCTGCACCAACTGCGTCATCTGCTATCTTAGCTTGGGTTACTGCATCGTTTGCAATCTTAGCTGTGGTAACTGATCCGTTTTGTAGGATAGCTGTTGTTACTGTGTTGTCGCTTGGAGTACCAATATTTACAGTTGAACCCATTACAACTATAAAAATGTCTGATCCACTAGGAGGTGCAGCAGCTAGTTTGACAGTACTGCCTGACAAAGCAAAACCTTCTGAAGGTGTAGACGTACCGCTATTAGGTTTCTGTACTACACCATTAATACTTAATAATATTTGTTGTGCATTAGCTGGTGCATTACTTACAGTAAAATCTTGTCTGCTTCCATCTACAGACTCACTGAATGTAGATATAAAGAAGTTACCAATACTTTGTGCTTCTTCCCACGCACTGTTAGTTGCGTTATAAACTAATAATTTTGAAGTAGAAGTGTTAAAGAATAAATCACCAGCATCAAGATCAGTTGAAGGGTTAGAAGAACCTACCCTATATCTAGCTGCAAAGTCGTTTATATCATTACTTAGTTGCTCTACATCAGCTTCTTTTGCTAGTAATTTATGATAAGTATATGTTTGACTAGAGCCTGTAGAACTGACCATAAGACCAAGACCAGCAGCCATTGTCTTGCTTTGTAAGCTAGAAGGAAAACCATTAATAGTTACGTTATCTGAGCCATTACCTGATGTTCTTGCATTTGTAGCAACACCACTTCCATTAACAATAAGACCTTCTATATCTGAAATACTAATAACTACACCTGATGCTGGTTGTGTAGTGGGAAAGCTATCTTCATTTGCTATGACTTCTAATCCACCAATAGGTGCTATCTGTGCAGCTACAAAATCTACAACAGCACCAGAGGTAGGAAACTTTGTATCATCATCAGTTATAGTGGTTTGCTTTGCCATACCATCTAACTGGTTTAGATCGGCAAGGTCAGCAGTTAGGGCTGTACTATCAGCTAACTTAGAAGCTGTACCAGACTGCATACCAGCTAGTGTTGTTAGTTCTGCATCTGCAATTTCAGAAGTTCCTACAGAGTTTGCTTGTAGGTGTTCTGATCCAATAGCATTGTCAGCTATTTTTGTACTATCTACGCAGTCAGCAGATAGGTGTGAAGTATCTACACTTCCATCTACCAACTCACTACTGTCTACTGAGTTCGCTGCAAGATGACTCGCATCAAGAGGGCTGCCAGCTATAAGACTTTTGATTTCTGTTACTGTTTGATCTGCGGTAGCACCTGTCTCTATGCCATCTAGTTTTGTATGGTCTGCGTCTGTGAATACATTAGAATCTGTTGCTGACTCTACAAGCGTTCTTATCTCAGCAGCAGTTTGGTCAGCAGTTGCACTTGCTTCTATACCATTTAACTTAGTATGGTCAGCATCAGTAAACACGTTGCTATCACTGGCACTTTCAACAAGAGTTCTTATTTCAGCAGCAGTCTGATCTGCTGTAGCAGAAGCTTCTATACCATTAAGCTTTGTATGATCTGCGTCAGTAAAGACATTACTATCTGTTGCACTCTCTACTAATGTTCTAATCTCTGCTGCTGTCTGATCTGCTGTAGCATTTTCTTCAATGCCACCTAACTTATCTGTAATCTCCTGTTGAGCAAATAAGACCTGATCTGCGTTGGTATCTAAATCTGTTTCTGTTAGAACACTACCGTCTTGAAAATCTACCTTCTTTGCACTTATATCTGTATCCCTTTGAAACTTAATAGCAACACCATTACCAGGTTCATTACCACTGGTAAATGTAATCTGGGTTGCACTGGTAAATGTATAGTGAGTTGTTATAGTTTTTAATACACCACCTACAGTTACATCTACTTCTGCTTCTGAAAGATACGAGAAAGAAATACTAAACGGACCAGCAGTGCCATTGCCTGTGTGGTTTGTAAAAGATGCTGCGGTGTTAGTTGCCATGATTTTACTACATTAATTTTAGTTTACCTTAAATTACGATTTTGTATCTGCAACTCTTGTCTTCTTTTTTCTTTAAGGTATGCAGGTAGTAAAGACTTAGCTCCTCCTTGATCATCTTCAAGCTGAAACAGTTTTAATTTTGCTGTACCTATATATGGTTTGATTACCTTGTTCAACACACTTCTTAAATCTCTTGATGTGTTTATTCTATCTGTTAGTAAAGCTGTTGTGTCAATAGTAAAATCTTCATCAACTTCTCCTTCATCAATAAAATCAAGTAATTTTAAAATGTTTTTATTTGTTGCTAACGGATATAATCTTTCATAAACAGTTTTACCTTTTTCACTTTCGATACCATTGTCATCTAATTTAATTGATCCTATCAAATCTGTAAAAGTTCTATATTGAGTTGAATCTAACAGAATACCTCCTTCTGCTGATTTGCTAAACAAATGTGCTGAGGGTTTACTTATCTTTGATCTGCTTCTTCTCATTAAACTTATAACAGGATCATTCATAGAAGTGCCATGATAAGTAGGATTCAAACCACTGTTAGGACCAAGATTTTTTGGATACTCTAAAAACTGATGTGTAAGCCAATGTCTTTCTGGTTGTATGTCTGTCTTAAATGGATTGCTTGCTTCAATTTCTTTAAACATTTTTAAGACTACTCTTTTTGTAAAAAACTCAAGTCCACCTAATCTATCTTGTTGTCTTTTTAAAGTTCCATACGCATGGTGATCCTCTGGGATTGGAGTTCCATCATCAAAAGTTGTTCTAACTTCTTCTTTTATATAATCACCTTTTTGAATTGATTTATCATGTTTAAAAAATCCTTTTAATTTTTTACCTGATCTTGGATCAATAATTGTATATTCTCTTTTTGAAAGACCTCTTCTTAAGGATGCAAAAGGTATGAGAAGAGAATTACCATAGTTTGCTATGAAGTTTGGTAAAGCATCAGGTCTGTTGTCAATAATGTCAAAAAGTGTTTGTATGTTTTCAAGCATTGGAATATTTAAAATATCTCTTGCCAAAGCAGTTGACATTACTAAGGCTGCATTTTTTTGATCATCATCACTTAAATATTTACTATAAGTACCCCACCAACCTGCTGCTCTAAATATAGAACTTATTGGATCAAGACCAATTCTACCGACATCAAAGAAATAATATTTAGGTTGACCATCTGGACCAAGTTCTGGTTCTTTTGTTATTGGATTAGTTATTAAAAATCTTAAAGCATATCCAATATCACCAGCATATTTTCTTAATTTATCTTCTTTCCAATCAGGATCATTACCATCAACTAAAGCAATCTTTGCAAATTTATTACTAGCAAGCAAACTTAAACCAATAGCAGAAACCCATATACCACCACCTACTCTAGTTACACCTCTAGCTCTTGCAGCAACAGATGGATCAGCACTTTGTAGTTGTTTTCTATGAGTATCTAACATTCCCTTCAACAAAGAATTGTTTGTTAGTTTGGTTGCCATTGGAGTATTTTTCAACAAAGTTTGTTGTAAATTTAAAGGTGTATTGATAAAAGGTATTAAAGGTTTCCATCCAGGATGTTTAAATGCCTTAACAAATGAATTATCAATTCTGGTAGTAAATGTACGATCAGCAGCATAATCAAGAGCATCTCTTATTTTTAAAAATAAATCTTCTCCTATTGCAACTGCTTCTCCATCTGATCCTATAAAAGCTTTAGACTCAGAAATACCTTTTAGAGCAAGGTCTAGTTCTTCTCCTTTTTTAGCAATCCAGCTTGTACCAAGTTCAAAACTTGTATCAACATAGTCATCTAAAGCCTTACCATCTAAACCTCTTCTTAACCCATCTTCTACTAATGATCCTTTTAAAAACATTCTAAAAGATAGTTGTTTGTTATATTCATCCTCTGCTAACAAAGCTCTTGTAGGACTTCTTATAACAGTTCCATAACCATTAATTAAGTCAGGTACAAGACCTTTTTTAATATATTGTGCCATACTCATCTCACCACTTTTTACTTTCTGTAAACCATCTCCGTCATAAGTACCGCCTTGTGTTGCTATAGCAAATCTTTGTGTAGGGTCGTTACCAGAGTCAACAATCATTCTTGATTTATCTAAAATATTTCTTTCATCTTTAAAAGCTTGACCTGCTAATTTCAAGGCATCACTTTGAGCTTGTTTAAACATGGCGAACTCAGCCATTGCTCTTCTAAATAAAATAGGATCTAAACCTTCTCTTGATATTGAACCTGCTAATAAATCTGCTGGCCCTTTAATTACATTAATCATAGTACCAATAGTATTTCTAGCATGAGTAGCAGGGTTAGAAAGAATACCATTTATAAACTGTTCGTTACCTATTTTTAATAATTTACCTGCAAAACTTTCTTTTACAAATTTTTGTAAAACAAACGGATCTCCATGAGCAGCAGCTAGTTTACTTGCAAAATCAGCAAACCCTTCAAAATTATCTTCTTCTAAAGCTTTTAGTAAATCGTCTTGAGTAAAACCTAAATTTTGAAATGTATCATCAATATCTTTAGCTATATCTCGTATAACTTCTGATCCACCACCTTTTACTTCTTCGGCTCTTTTTACCTGTATGTTGCTTTCTGTTATTTGACCTGGTGTTTTACCTGTTACTGGGTTAGGTGCTTTTGCTGTTTGTCTTGCTCTTAAAGCTCTACCTACAACAGTACCAGCCCTACTATCACCAGTTATCAATCTATAAAAGTTAACTGTTTGTATTGCAAGTTTACTTTTTAAAATCTTTGCTTCTTCTGATCCAGTGGGTAGCGTTTTCAATAATTTAGCACCATCACTTAAATTTTCAGCAAGACCAGAAATACGTCTAACAGAAGCAGCCATCAAGACAGGTAATTTAAAACCATATTTATCTGAAAATTCTTTTAATTCTTGTATTACTTCTTGTTCTAAAAAATCATCTGCATCTTCAATCAACATATCATCAGTAACTATATTTTTATATTTTGGATAATATTCATTTAATTCTTGTTCGTAAGCAGCTTTTATTTTTGCAACTTCTTTAGGATCATCACTAAAGAGATTCATATTTCTGCCTTCAAAACCTACAGGTGTATCGGTTGTTTGAAACTTCTGCTTACCTTTTTGACTTCTTATTTTTTTTCTGGTAACTAATTCACTATCACTAGCAACTGTTCCTAATTGATCTAAATCTACTTTATTTAGTTCTAAGGAATTAGCTGGATCAAAATATATTCTTACTTGATGTAGTCTTTTACCTTTACCTGCTTTCTTTCCTCCTTGATGTGTTAAACCACCAAAACCTTCTCTTTGTAATTCTTCAATAAAAGAAGAAAATAAGTCTGCTGTAGTATTAGCACTAAGATCATTAGCATTAGAAATTAATTTTATCTGATCATAAATTTGAGCAATACTTGCATTTGGACCTATTTCATCTAAAGCTCTGTCAATAATGTCAACAGATTCATAATCACCAAAATCATAAAATTTACGAAGTTGATCTATTCTCTCTGGTGTCGCAGGTGCGTCTAAATCAAAAAACTTTACAGGTTGTTTTTCAGTAACTTTATAAACAATACCAGTAGGTTTTTTACCTTTCACTCTGTTTTTCTTTTGGTATTTAGCAGCAGTTATTAAATCTTCTGTCACATAAAAACCATCTCCATATAAATTCTCTACAGCTTTACCAAATTCACCACCTTCTACAAGGTTTATTTCACTAGCAGCACCATGATAAAACTCGTTTTGTCCTCTTGTATCAGGTAACTCTAATCCTGTTGAAGTTTTTGTTACTACATCATCTGTTACTGGTGCTACATCTACTAAATCATCACCGACTCTAAGGACTTCATCCATTGAGTTGTATTTTCTTATATTAGAAAACTTGTTAAATTTTGATTGTTGTAGATTAAAAATTAATCTTTTTGTAGCTTGAGGTGATTTTTTAAAAAAGTCAACAACATTTATAAAAGCGTCTGAAACCTTCTGAGGGTTTAAAACCGCATCAAAAGTTTTATTTGCTATTTTTGCAGTTACACCACCTTCAATAAATTTTTTTATAGTTTCTTTTGCTACGTTAGATTCTTCTTCTGATTCTGCTGCAAGTAATTTTGCTACTGGTCCAACTAAGGGAGTATCAACTAAATAATTAGAAAGATTTTTATCAAACGTATCAAAAAAAACTGATGTAGTAGTACCACCTGCCAGAACATCTTTCCAAACAAGATTTGATATACCTATAGAACCTAAAAATTTAAAAGCTGCTGTATATGGTATTCCATATTGAACCCCTAGTTTTGTTAGGTTGTAACTAAGACTGTTTTCATCTTCTTCTGGTATATAAACACCAAGGGCTTCATTATTAAAAAAGTCTTTAGCTGTATATTTATTACCAGTTAAACCACCGATTGCACGACCAGCAAAGTTAATAGCATTTTCAGTTAAATCAAAACCAGCAGCTAAACCAGCTCTTACAGTTTGTTCATCTTCTTTTCTAAGAAGCGGTACATTTTCTACACCTTCTTGAAAGTTGGTAACTGTTTGCTCTGTAATCTGGCTTGGCATAACAATACCGCCTGATTGTTTTGTAAGAGCATTAATCAACATATTTGGTATGTCTTGTATGCCTGTATTTCTTAGCTCTTCATTTTTTGTGAAGTCATCAGTTTTTTTAGATCCTATACCAAAAGCTCCCTCTGGTACTGTGTTCTGTAAATTAGAATCTGTCATAGTTTAAAACCAACCTTCTTTGATAGCACGATCAATAATGTCTAATACATTTTTATCATAATCTTTATTGGTTGCATAATCTTCAGCTTGTAGCATTTTAATTGCTTCTTCAATACTCTTTGCATTTACAATACCTTTTCTACCTAAGAAGTTATCGTTCCATTCTTTCTTGTATTGCATCATCATTTCTCTGATATTGTCAAATGTTTTAAAGTTTGCTAGTTCTGGCTTTCTACCTTGACCTCTATCTTCGGTAGTCATCTTTCTTTCAGATTGACCTCTTGCAACCTCTGAAGATGTAGCTTTAAGTCCTAAGAAATTGTTATCTGCTGATTGATCTTTACCAAAACCTGTTTCTTCCATAGCCTGTGCAGCTACAAGTTCTGGAAACTTAATACCTATTTTTTTAGCAATATTATAAATAACTTGGAAGTTATGTTTTTCTCTTACAGGATTAAATGGGTGATCTTTACTTGTAATTAATTTATCCATATCAAACTTAGGAGCATCTACCTTATTAGGGTCAGTAATGCCTTCTGGAATAATTAAGACATCCCCTATTTGAATTGCATCACTTGTCATTCCATTTGCTTTTTTTATAGCTTCCACAGAAGTATCTAGATCATTTGCAAAACCAGACAAAGTATCACCAGAACTAACGTCAACTGTTGTAGCACCACCTTTGCTAAAGCCACTAGCTTCTGAATTATTTGTATCTACTAATGACTTTAAAGGTTCATATGTTTTTGGACCACCAAAACCAAAACCATATTCACCTGTTCGTAAAAAATTAATTATAGAATCTGCTTGTGATTTACCTGGAATGTTAGTTACATTCATCTTTTCTTTTTCTGTTATCACTTGTTCAATCAACTTATCTCTATTTTCTTTAGTAACACCTCCTAAATTCTTTAGTTCTTGTATAACTCTAGATTCTAGTTGTGGCAAATCGACAGGATCATCACTTACTTCAAATTTAGTGTTATTAAATGCAGGTGCTTCATCTATCTTTAATGGTTTTTCCTCAAGTATTGGTTTACCTGTTTTTACACTATATTTTATTCCGTTAACTTCATAAGTGCCATCACCTTCACTTGGAGAAGGTGTATCTGTACTTATTTTGAAATTGTTTTTTTCTATCTGATCTCTCTTGTCATCTAACCAATCTTTTATTTGTTTACTAGAAGGACCACCTATTTGTTTGCCATCTATCTCTTTATAAAAATTTTCATTAATCCAAGCTTCAAAATCACTATCAATTTTTTGTTCAAGGTTATATTTTTCTAAATACAAATCATTATCAAGACCACCAAGATTTACGCTTACTCCTCCACCAAGATTTACGTTTCCAAAACCACCTTTCGAGCCAGCTTGTGATCTGTAAAAAGCATCTATGTCATCAAATAATGGTTTTGATTTCGTATCAAAAATATCATATATAGATTTATATTGTTCCGCTATTTGTGCTGCTTGATTTAAATCAGTTAATATTCCGTTATCAGTTATACCTAGATCAACAATCTTATTTTTTATTATTCCTAACTGATCTAAAGGGCTTTCATTATCTTCATAATTTCTAAGTCTCATATTTGTTCTTATATTAAAAATTTCAGCAGAAAAATCTTCTATATATGGATAATTATTAGTTTTAAAAACCTCATTAAGATCACTAAATTGTCTGTCATTTTTTAATTCAGTTATTTTTTGTTTATATATAGCTCGTTGTTCTTCTGTATCAATAGGTAGTTTATTAACTTCAACTAACTTGTTTTCTAATTTAATTCTTCTTCTAGCTTTGTCTATCTTTGGTCCTTGTGTAAGCTCTTCATTAAGTTCATCTTCTAAATTTTCTAATACTGGTTCTATTTTGTCTTGCCATTCTGGATGTTGTGTTAAATTACCTCCATTATTGCCATAAGGTATAGATAGACCAATGCCTATAATAAGATCATCAACTTCATCTAAATCATTTACATCAGCAGTAGTTACATAATATTGACCAATATTGGCAATATTTTGAACAAGTCCTGTATAAATTTCTTTAGCATCACTACCTGTCAATCCGAGTTTTCTCGTATCATTTATAAAATTTGTAATATGTAATTTTGCGTTTTCTCTATTACCATTAAACCAATCTTTTGCTGTTTTATTAAAATAATCATTACTTAACTCTTTTACTTTTTCTAATCTAAAAGCATTGTTTTCTTTTCTTGCAAGTTCATTTAAGTTAACAACTGAAGTTTTTAAATTAGTAATAAAATTAGCTGAATCAATTTCACCACCTAGATCAAGAATCTTTTGTGTTTGTTCATTAAAATAATTTTGTCTCCAATTTATAAACTCAGGATCACTTGGTTTGAATGATCTAATTGATCTTTTGATAGGTTTTCCTTCTGCATCAAATGTATCTATCTGTGCATCACGATATGCTTCTTTAGCATTTGTATCTAATTGAGAACCATACAATTCTCCTAAATACTGTTTATAAAATCTATCAACAAAAATACTTCCACCTATTAACTGCCTAGCAGCTTCATCACCCTCTTCTTTTCTAGTCGCATCAGCAACTTTTCCTATAGTTCCATCTGTTAAAACGGTATCAAGTGCCATTTTAAAAGCTTTATCTTTTTCTTCTTCTACAGTTTTTTCTAGTTGTGTGCCAATAAATTTTTGTAAGTTAGGGTTAACAGTCTGTAAAACCGTTGCTAATTCTTCTGCATCTGTTTTTGGTAAAACAGAGGGTTCTGCTACAAAAGTATCAACAGGTCTTGCTGCTGATTGAAATGCTGTGCTTTGGAAACTAGAAGTCATTAGGAAATTGCTGCAAAAGTACCGTAGTTAGATAGCCCTGTAGAAGCTACATTAAGTAGAACTGATCCAAGTGAAGGAATCTGATTGTAAGCTTGATTTATATTACTTTGTAATTGATTACGTCTGGTATCTCTTTGTGCAACAAGACCTTTAACATTTCTTGTATATTGCCTACCTATAGATTCAAGTGTTTGATTTATGGCTTCCCTAGCATTTGCTGTCTGTTTTTCTTGATCTTGCAATAAAAGTTGAACTGTTAAACCTGCCTGTTCATTTGCTCTTATACGACCTTTAGCCTGTAATCCTTGAATAGTCTTAGCTAATTTTTCTTGTGCTTTTGATGCTCTAGTTTCTCTTAACTCTGCTGCTGTAGCTTCTTGTTGATTAGCAAATGATTGTTCTGCTGATTTATTTGCAATTAAAGCAGATTGATATGTCTGTTCTGCTGCTGACTGTGCTGCTGATCTTTGTGCTAAACCAGTAGCTAAATTAAGACCCAAAGATCCAAGAAAGAGTCCACCTGCTGTTTTTCCTAATCCTAGAACTGCAACACACATTTAGGCGATCCTCAGAAATTCGTAGAATGGTTTACCCTGCATACCATAATGCTCGTGATATTGGATAAAAGTAAACCCAAGAGACTTTAACCATTTAATAGCAGAGTCATTTTCTGCATATACAAAATTATATAAGATTTTGTATTTTTTCAATAGGCTTTCAACCCATTTACGACCTTTTCTTATTAGTTGTATCCTATATTTTTTATTTTCAAATAACTTATCAGTGGCAACCATCCATATAACACCACCAGGAACTACCCCACATAGCCCTATAGGTTGATCGTGATCATCAGCTATAGCCATATTCACATTGCTGCATATATAAGATAATTGCAGTGCTTGTTTTGGTTCTTGTCCTGTTTGATACAAAGCTTCTATTTTATCAATTTCTCTCATGTTTGCTGCAACATATTTTAAATCTGTAAATGTAGCTTTTCTTAAATAACCCATTACACCCTCCTACTTCTCATATGGAACATGGCTTCGTATTCAGCACTGGATAATTGAGTAGGCAAGAACGTGTCATTTTTTACATCTATATCTACTCTATCTGCTCTGGACATTATTGGCACTCTAAACGTACCTGTTTCTAGATTAATCTGACCGATAGCAGCAGAAGAAGCTCCTAATAAACGACCAGTGAATTTATGGGTAGATGTGTCTCTATTCTCAGGAGTGACCTCCACTCTAAAAAATCCTGTATCTTCAAACTTGATATAAAAATGATGCAGTTGTAAACGACCACTGATCATCTCACCTGCGTTAGCACCTTCAGTAAGTCTCTGTTGACTGAACCTATAGTGCATGAGGTATGGCTCACCAATAATTACCTTACTGTTTCTAAAGTCACCATTAGCTGTAATGGTTGATGTAGATCCGTTGGTTGTATTTGTGGTTTGCACAACCTGACCAGGCTTCAATGTTTTTGTATTACCTTGAGTATCAACAAAGGTACTTGTCTCGCTATTGGCTAAGTAACGACCTACTACTGACATGGTTGCATTTAACCTATAAGGCAAAGTAAATGTAGTTACATCAGTACTAGAGTTATAAGCAATGGAAACACCAGTGGTTGCTTCAGTTACCTTATGATCCAAATGAAACTCAAACTCTGCATTAGGTTCTCTGAACTCTGCTTCAAACGGTATCTTTTCTAAAGTTGTACCATTAGCTTCTTCTACCACCATAAACAAATCAGTCCCAACAAAATCTATATTCTTTATTGACTTGGCAGAATTAAAAGTAAAAGTAGACCAACTGTTCAATACTTTTTTAAAACCATCACCATACAACCATCTATTTATATATAACTTATTTGGATTATCAGTACCTAATAAAACCAAAACATCTTCATTGGTAGATACAGCTAATTTAAAAATATTACTTGGTATTAGTCTTGGTACATGAACAGTGATGTTGCTTGCATCTTTAATCGCTACATTTTCCTGTGTTATATATTCTCTTACACCTGCAAAAGATCCTTTCTTTGTTAGATAGTAGATAGAAGAACCAGAACCTACAGGTTGTGCCTGGTCACTGGATTCAAATTCAGTTGCAACAACTACGTTAGCTGTTTTAGGTGTCAGAGCATCAGATGATGATGTTAATACAAACTGTGTTTGATCGGAGAATAAAACCAACTGTTCTCCCATAGTTACTGCGTGTTTAAGAATAGCAACCTTTGTATGAGAAGCACCTACGTCAATAGGATCTGAATCTATAACAGATAGAACTGTTTCTGGAAAGAAGTTAAAAAACTCTGAAACCCTTGTTAACACTACGTTATCATCAGTTAAGAAACCTAATCTGTTTCTAAAGAAGAAGACGTTGTTAATTTTGCCATCTATAAAAGATGGGTTAGGTGCTGAATCTAAATCACCAACAGTTCTTTCTCCCCACTTAGGCAATGTATATGTCGTACCAGATATTGTATATGTATCTCCGTCTACTCTTGCAAATCTAAAATTACCATCAGCCTGACGTATAAGAACGTGTGGCATAGTGTCATAATCAAATTTAAAAGGAATACCTGCTTCTACTGATTCTTCCCACTGCCCTTCTTCAAAAGCTCCACCATTGTTAGTGACAAACTTAACGTAATAATTATCAAAGTTAGTTGATTCATCTCCTTTCACTTCAACAACATAACCATTAGGTGAAACAGTTGGGAGATCAGTAAACCTTTGTACCGAATCTTTAACTACCGTTAGCTGTGTATTACCTTGAGTGTCATTACCATCAATAGAAAAATTACTGCCATCATTCTTTTTTATATGTATGACAGGGCCATTTCTTGCGATGGTAAAACCTGTAAGACCAGAATTTAAACCAGACTGAAGATCACTAGCTACTTGTGTGGTACTAAGTGTAGAGTCAGAAGAGGTGTCATCAGTAACAGTCACACCATCTACAGTGACTGAGTATGTTGTTTTATCTGAAACTGCATTTATAAAAACCACAGCCTGTGTGATATTACCTGGACTTACAGATGAGTCCATTGCTGTTGTAATACTTGTATTAACCACAAAAGTAAAATCAGCAATAGTTACAGTCTTGATTACACTTCTGGGATCAGATGTGTTTAGGTAACTTGTACCATCAGGTTTGTTTACAGTCTTTTCTGTTCCATCTAATTCATATACCTTGACATTACCATTACTAAATATTGCTACATATCTTTCATTTATATCTCTGTTGATAGTTTGTATGTGAACATTTCCTACTGTAGAGGAGCTAAGAGTTGTAACGAACTGTGTGCCAGACCTCTTTACAAGGCCTCTTACAGGGCTGCTGTTAGCATTGTCCTGTATATCAGCATGGTCAGGTTGTTTTGTTGAATCAGCAGCTTGTGAGATTCCTCTAAGCAATGTAGGAATTGCTCTTGATACTACTGCCATAGCTATCTAATTAATGCGTTTGCTGGTGAATAAGTATCAAAGACACTTGTGAGACTTGGATCTCCTCTTAGAAGATTGTGATCTCCATTAGCTAAATCTGTTTCCATTAATATAGCTCTTGCTCTTACTTCGTCTTGTTGTGTATATGTTCTTAATCCATCATCACTGACTAATCTGTCTACAAAGATACGAGCAGCTTTAATTGTTATATACCTTCTTGCAGGTTCTGGTATCTCATCAAAGGTTCTGAAATAGACAACAGTGCAGATGAGATCTTCATCAAACTCATACTTATTATTTAACCTGTCATATAGCTTTAAACCACGCTGTATTGCATCAATCGTAGTGTGATGATGAGTATTAGGATCAACTCTTAAAACATCAGTTGAAAGCGATACTTGATTAGATCCATCTCTTGTAAGAGTTACATCTATTTCAGTATTAAAAGACCAACCTTCTGACTGAACTTCTTTATTTACTTCCGTAAGAGTTGACTGTGCCAGACGAGCATCAACAGGAAGTGTACCTGTAAGACTGTTAATAGGAGCTTCTCCTATTGCAGCTAACATAATGTTGATACTTTCAAGTTCAGTGGTTGCAGCTACAGTCATGCGTTTTTAACTCCGTAATAAAGTTTCGGATTAAATTTTCTTAAATTCTCCTCTAGTTTTTGTTGTCTTGTTTTTTTCTTTTTTTTACCTATAGGAAAAGTTCTATAGAATACCTTACCATTTTCACTAGCAATTCTTAAGGCTCTCCTGTTAGTCATGGTTTAGTACTTTTTTATTTTAAGTGACTCTCTGCCACCCATTTTTTTCTTCTTCTTTTTTTTCTTTGATGAATACATGATGATAAAAAAAAGGGTATCTAATAATAAGATACCCTATAAATTGAAATTAAGAAGCAGCAAGTTTAATTGTTGCAGCACATTCTGGTCTTAGGATTCCATGACCAAGAGCATACTTAGCAACCATTAATGTACCTTGATACATAATTCCGTAGTCCGAACCAGAGATCTCAGTTGTCATGTCCATTAATTTTACTGTACCAACAGCAGATTTATGGAAGACAAGACCAATAGTTTTACTATCGTCACCTGAGTAGGTGTTGTTAGCTCCACTTGGGTTTGATGATACGTTTGACTGAGGTACGTTGTTACTCATCATCACTGGAATACCAGCAATCTGTTGTACACGACCTGATGCAAATGAACCATTTCCACCTGGGTTGAAGTCAACATCTACAGTTCTTGTAGCTGATTCAGCTAACTTGTAGTACTCAGCAGGTGGTAGTACACAGAAACGATCTGTTGGAGGGATGTCTCTTTCATCAAACGCTTGTGCGATGTCATAGATAGCTGCTGCTAGCTCATCACCTGTTACGGCAGCAGAAGTTGTGTTACCAGAAGCAAGAGTAGAAACTAATCCACCTGCTCCACCTGTAAGAGTTGTTGAAGCTCTTGAAGCATTAGCAATTACCTTCGCTACGTTCTGATCATAAGTCTTGGCAAGTGCCTTACCTAATTCATCAGCGTATGTAGCTCTGACATCGTAGTGATTCATAAGCTCGTCAAGATTGCTGACGAAAGCTTGTGATATTAAAAGATCATCAATAGAAATAATCTTTTCATTTGCCAAGATCTGGTTTGCACCAACTAATGGTGTTCCTGGTGTGTGATAGGCAGCAGTTGCAGCACCTGTAACAGGGAACTGTGCTGATTTACCAGAAGTAATAGTTCTTACAGAATGAAGCTGTTCGTTGAAGATGTTGTTTCTAGCAAAGGCTGTTAGAACCTCACCTGAAAACACTTTCAGAAACAGAGCTTCAAAGTCTGTTCCACTATTGTTTACCAGACCAAGGCGAGATACGGTGGCGTTAGCCATAATAAAACTCCTTTGGATTGATTAATAATTTGAGAAACTAACTTCACTACTGTCTGTTCTCTCAAGTGTTATCTGACGCATCAGGCACTTTTGATATTTAGATTTTCGTTTTGTTGAGTTTATACTGAACCGCAATTCCACTTGCGTAGTGCAAGAGCTTTGCGTGTTAACTTACCATCTTTCTTTAACGGCCCTTTTACCTTTGACATTCTTGCACAAAAAGATTTTCTTCTTGCTTTTTGTCTAGGAGAAAGACCTGTCTTTTTAGTAACAGGAGCTTGCAAGTTCCCACCTGTTGCTCGGTTGTATTTCCTACGGCCAGAAGCAGTAAGACCCCCAGTGGGATCTTTGTCTTTTTTGGTAAGAGATACTCCCTTAGACATAAAGGAAAGATAAGCAGTTAATTAAAATATAACACTCTTATGCAAGTCTTAACTTTTTTCTGTTTTTATTTCTTCTATGTTGATAACTAATTTTTTTTGGGCCTGTCTTTTCTCTTTTAAATCTGGCCTTTTCTTTACTACTCATTTCACTGGTAGTCTTTGGTGTTTTACTACTAATTCTTTTTGATGGTCTACAAGCAGGGTAGCCACGTTGATCACCCTTCTGTCTTCCACAGGGTTTACCTGTTTTAACATCTACCCACTTTTCTTTGAACCATCTGGTAAGACTCATTTGCCTACTTCTTTTTGTGCAGCAGTATGTGCAGCTTTAAATGATTTACCTTCACGCATGAGTTTTTTCATAAGGTTCATGTGTTTAGGTGTGTGATGAACTGAATGTGCCTTCAGCTTTTTCATCTGGCTAAGATTAAGCTTTGCCATTTTTCTTTTTTTTTGACTTACGAAGAAGCATCAGATCTTCTCTAGTGATTTTGCCATCACCAGTTTTATCTAGTTGTTTTTGTTTTTTTGTTAAAGGCATGATTAAGTTTTACGATAACCTCCACCACGTTTCTTATAGGTTCTAACCAACCAGGCATTAGCATAAGCAGAAGGATAGACTCTAAACTTCTTCTTTGCTTCTGCCTTTACCCTTGAATACAATTCTGGGTTGGTTGGTTTGTTAGCCATAATTAACGACCAGTGTTAAATACATCACTATTACCTAAACGTCTTTGAACATCTTCGGTGTATGTGACATCTTTACCATAGCGTGGATCTGACATAGCGGTAACTACCTCATTTGTAGATCTGAATGGTGCAGGTCCACTTTGAGAAGCACGACCTGTTACTAAGTTTGGTTCAACACCCATAGCATTGTTGTATTGAGAATAAAGACCTTGTACTGCAAACTTAATTGCAGTTGCATTTCCTGTTTCTGTTAAAGAATTAAATTCATTAACTTCATTGGCAGGGAGGTTGTCAACAGCCCATGCCACCATCTTACTGTAACTATCATCACCACCGACAGAATCTTTTATACCCTGTATCTGAGCAGAAGCAATATCTTCTCCTGTTACACCACCATTTCTTAATCCATCAAGATAGGTGTCAATAACTTGTCTAGAGAAACCTGCTTCTCCTAGCTTTGCGTAATCATCATCATTGATCTCACCTGTCTCTGTAAACCTGTTAGAGATTTCCTGTGGATCAATACCGACTTCTTCTAATACAGAAGCAAGTCCATCTCCATAATACTCTTCAGCATCAAAGTCAGATTCTGTTGTTTCAGTTTCTTCCTGTTCTGAAGTTTCAGCCTGATCTTCTTCTGTAGCTGCACCTAACTTACCTTCAAGTTCTTTGTAACTAGCGGCTAGATCTTCTACTGATTTGAACTTTCCTAAGATAAGACCGTTCTCATCAGTTTCATTTTTTGCAAGAGTTTCTAAATCTTGACGAGACATAGGGGGTGTCTCGGTAACATTTACCTGGGATGATGTCATAATATTTTGTTAACTATAAGTAAGTGTACGACCATTTTTAGTTTCGACCACCTTTGGTTCATTTGGTTTTGGTTCGTCATTTACACCAAGTTTGCTTACTACTGCTTTTGCAGGTACAAACTTTCCTTCTTCATCTCTCTCTCTAGGTTTCTTGGTTGGCATCAGTTTCCTCCGTTAGTTGTTGTGCGTTTGCATTTTTTTGAGGATCAAGCAATGGTGATCCAAGAGCAGCAGGCCCAAGATGTTGGATAAGCTGCTGCTGTTGCATGGCTTCCATCTCTGCCTGTATCTCTTCTTGTGTCTTTACTAGGTTAGCAGTATCTATGCCAATTGAATTTGCCAGACGTTTTATGGCTTCATCTACATTCATGTACTGTCTCATAATATCTGGCCCTAAAGCTTGTGAAACCGTTCCAATAAATTCAACAAGCTTATTGCGATCATTACCACGACCAAGCCCTTGAACACCTGTCACGATCTTGGGTTTGACTATTCTATCTGGTAGTTTTGGAGCTTTACCAGAACGTACAAGCATGTGCATCCTACGTTTTAAATATGGTAGTTGAAACTCTTGAGTAAGTATGGAGTAAATACCACCAAGACTGTTCTCTAGTTCATTAGCCATCATGGTAACTTCTGCTGCTGTTACTCTCTCTGCATCTCTCTGTACAGACCTAGCCATAAGGAAAGCATATTCAAGTCTAGATTCAATACGTTGTATTGCAGAAAAAGATACATTAAAATCTGCTCCTTTACCAACCTGCATGACAGAAATATCTGCTGCACTTCCTTCTCTTATTGCACCATTAGGAGCTTTGGCTAGTGTTGCTGCTCTGGTTACACCATTAGGATTTACAAGGAATATAGTCTTGGCTGATGCTGCTGCACCTTCTATGATTGCTTGCATCAAAGCTTCTAAACTAATCAAGTCTCCTCTGTATTCTTCTACATAACCTCTTCCATAATCTTCTCCATCAATGCGAACAAACCTGAGAGTAATCCAAGGTGATACTTCTACTTTTGATCTACCATCAGTACCTGGTATCTTTTCTCCCTTACACTCCTGATACCACATAAAGTCATCATTTACTCTTCTGACATATGTGTATATATCAAGGTCACTATCCATCGTCTTTTCATCATAATTTTCTTTCTTCTTGATCTGTTCTAAGAACTCTGGTGACAATGCATTAGGGTTGACTGATTCCTGTGTAATAATTTCTAATACATTACCTACTGCATCTCTTTTACATACAAACTTTGATAGTGGATATACTTTCAGTCCATCATCTGTGAGATAGAGAAGAACATTCCCTCCAACGATCAGATGTTTCAGTGCTTCAAACATGGCAACTCTGTCGTTAGAGATCTCTATCTCATTCATCAAAGCTGTTTCTATTGTTCGTAATCCTTTATCTATCTCTGTTTCTAAACCTTCCTGTCCTTGCTTCAGCAGTTCAAGACTGTCAATACTTAGTTTGAAGAAGGCAGTAGATGGTGGTAGTAAAGCAAATAAAAGTTTAGATGCAAGACTGTTCACACCTCTAGCACCTACAGCTTGAAAAGGTGTTTTGATCTTTGCTCTTGTACCTGTTGTACTTTCTGGTATGAGACTAGGAATTGTAAGTTTAGAAGATTCCTTTGCTTCTCTATCGAAGGTAGATCTTGCACTTTGTAGTTGTGCGTATCTACCACCTGCTGTTTGTCCTTGTGTTGAGTACTCCATAGTTAAGCGTTTCTAGTTTTCCGACCTGTGATACCTCTTGAAAATTTCTTCTTATTAAAATTACGTTTTGCTCTTTCCTGATTAGCTGCTCTTCTTTGTTTGTCAGCACGACTCATACCACCACTTTTGTTTGTTACACCTGCAATGTTAAGAGAGTCACCAGGATTACTCATACCTTCTTTATTCATCCTTTTAATCTTAAGTTCTTCTGTAACTTTTGCTGTGTCAACAGGATCATCTACACCAGTTTGCATACCAGTTACAACAGGTGGAGAATCATCGAAAGTAGTTTTTGGTGGTGTCGCTGCTCTTGCACCTCCTCCGAAGAAACACATAGTTAATACCTCAAGTCAGATGTACTTTGATTAGGATTCAAAGGTATTCTCAACATAGCTGTACCAAGTCTTCTTGCTCGACTTTGCCTTTGCCCTGTTCTTTTTCTACCACCTGTAGTTGTAGTTTGTTGTCCAGATACTGATGGTCTGTTTGTACCGACAAGAACTCTTTGAGCAGTCTGCTCTGGCTTTGGTGGTGTTGGTCTGGGTTCTGGTAAAGGTGGTGGGGATGGTCTTCTTCCAACGCACATGGCTAATTCTCCAAGACTGATTCAGTGAGCATGGTGTCTTTTTGTCTTGCCTGTTGTTCAATTAAATAATCAACAACAAACCTTTGCCCTGCTCTATACCATACCTCTCTATCAGATAAAGACAAATCAGGATGACGATTAGGAAAGATTTGATCTAAGGCAAAAATCAATTCATCTGTAATTACTGGTAGCTTTTCAGATGACATGATTTATAAGATTTATATTTAGTATATGTCAATTTATAGAATAAAGTATAGCAGTATATAATTTCTGTGATAAGGTGAATATGCTTATCCAGGCAACGAAAAACGCTAGCAATCTACCACAGCCCGTATTGCTAGTGTTTTCTTAAAAAATGAACTGTTTTTGGTGCGATTCTGAACTTATAGTAAGTGGTGAGATTGATGTTGATGAATCTATGTCAAACTTATACCCTGAGTTTTCTGTAAGGACTAACTTAAATTGTCCCAAATGTTATTCAGAAGTAGAAGTGTTAAAGAAAAGAGATGCCTAGTGTTTTTTATGGAGTCCAGAGAGATACTTCACCTGTATCAAAATCAAAGTCTCCATCTCTCAGTATTCTTGCAAGCTGTGCATTAAGAACAGCATCAGCAAAGTTATATTTCTTTTTTTCATAGGCTTCTACTACTTTCTCCCACATCTGTTCTAGCGTCTTAGCTTCACCTAGAATCTTTTCTGCTGTAACTGGCCCTACCTTATCAATACCAAAGTAGTTATCAGTACTGTCTCCTGTAAGAGCTTGTATCATCCAATGTCTATCAGCCTTGCGTTTAGTTATAAGTTCCATGTCATCACCTGCAAGCAGTGTACAAGGCACAGATCTCATGTCCTTATCAACTGAAACTATTATTGGGTTGTCATATTTTTTTGATGTTGCAAGAATAGCCATTACATCATCACCTTCTAAACCTGCATAACTTTCAGACGTATATCTTTCTCTTACCCCTTCAATAATTTTACGAAGACCTAAAGGTTTTCTTTTGTGTTTTCTATTAGCTTTGTATTCTGGATATATCGTATGTCTGAATGTTGGATACTCTGTAAAGCACATGACAACATTTTTATCGCCTTCAGCAATGGTTTGATAATGTGCAATCCTACCATCAATCATTTCATATACATCTCTTTCATCTGCATGAAGTGTGTGTAGGTTACTATCCCACTGTATGTCCTGTTCACAGGCACAACATGAAGAATAGATAAGCCAATCAGCGTCAATAAGTAAAGTCATTAGTTTCCGAAATAAGTTTCCATAGGTACTACAAGTCTTCCTGTCTTTTCGTCATACAATAATTTATCTACTGGCCCTGTCATTCCTGTGTGTCTATTCTTCAATACTCTTAACTGTAGTTCTGCTCTCTCTGCATAGCTTTCCGATTGCTGGTTTCTTTCACAGGCAACCACCAAGTCACTTAATTGTGCTATTGAATGGCTTGACCTCAGATGATTAAGACTAACCTTATTACCCTCCTCATGTCCTTTACCCTCTGGTCTACGCAAGTGAGAGACAATAATCAAACCTATACCAGTAGATTCAACCACCTGTCTAAGCTTGGTACAGACCACATCCAAAGCTCTTCTTTCATCAAGGTCGCTGATACCAGAAACAACTATTGTTAAATGATCCAAGATAACAACATCAACACCTTCTGCTGTAGCAAGATACTGTATCTGTTCAACTAATCTATCAGGATCAATAGAACCAAAGTGATCATACAAGAATAGTTTTCCTGTACCAAACAATCTGTCAAATGATTGTTTCAACCCTTCTGTTTCTTCTACATTATCCTCAAGATGCAGGGGTTTATTCATCTCTACACCGAGTATCCCCTGCATTGTTCTTTGTACCGATTCTTCAAGAGCTATATAACCTACGGTCAGATTATTCTTCATAAAGTGATGTGCAAGTTCACGACATATTGTTGACTTACCTGTTCCACTACCTGCTGCTATACATAGCATCTGTTGTTTACGAAACCCTTTACAGAACTTATCTAATTCTGGAAAAGGAAAAGAACAGATACTGTTACTGCCTTTCTTTGTTAGTTCTGTCCAGAGGTTAGATGCGTTAAGGATGCCATCTGGTCTAACAGGTGTTGCTTTCCATAGCAGATCTCTAAGTTCTTCCCCTTCACCTGCGATGAGCATTTCATTAGCGTCTTTTCTAGGTAATCTACATATTGCTGCCTTACCAGGAGGTAAGATTTTAATTGCTTTTTCGGCAGCAACCATGCCAGGCTCGTCACTGTCAAAACAAATTACTATACGTACAAATTGAGATAACCATTTCAGATTTGCAGCTATATATTTATTAGCTGACTGTGATCCCGAAGGTAAACTTACTACAGGGTACTTGTTATTTTGTGCTTGTGAGACTGACATACAATCAATCTCTCCTTCTGTAATAGTGACAAACATATTACCTGTATTAACTTGTCTCCATAATCTCTGACCCCATAGTTGTAGATCACCTACATCACCAAGCCAGATAAATTTTTTGTTCTGAAATCTAATATGTTGTGCGACCTGTCTACCTAATTTGTCTTCATAGGTAGCAACTTGTACTGGCTGACCATTGTGTTCAGACGTTCCATAGTTAAAGAGTTCACAGGTTTCTTTTGTGATCGCACGTTTAGGTAATGCTTTCGGTGTAACAAATTTAAGTAATGGTTTCTTCACTGATTTAACAAAAGATTTTCTGGGTTTATCTTTCTGTGGTTGCTGCGTGTAGCCACAACCAAAACAGTAACCATGTCCATCATCATAGATGGCTAGGTTATCTTTGCTGCCGCACTCAGGGCAGGGTTCTTTCCTTACATACTTGCTTTGTGTCATCTCTCTCCCAATGTTTGATAAGACATTCGAGTTCTTTGATTCTCTGTTTTGCGTTGTCAATTTTTTCTTTCGTTTTCATTAATCCATTCTGTAGGTATTGAGCCATGACTCCAGAGAAACCCATGCTTAGTAGCCCAAGCACCATAAGTTAAACTTCTTTTGCCACGACTCAATTTTGCTTTGCTGTTCTGAAAACAGAACCTAATGTCTAAGTCGGGTCGTTGCGTCTTGATCGCAATATGTTTTCTGCGGTCTTCCTTTGAGAAGAAGCCCTTAGTTTCAATACAGATGCCGTTGTCAAGGATGAAATCAGGCTTATAAACGCAACTGATTTGGTAGCTAACATCAAGTGTTTCATAGGTATAGGGAACTTTATTTGCTTGTAATGTAGCTGCTATTGCAGCTTCAAACTTACTTCTAAAATTCGTCTGCTCCGACTGTTTCAAACCCTGCTTTTGCTTTGGGTTTCTCTTCTTCGATGGTTGCTTCTTCTGTTTCAAAGCCATAGCCTTGTGCGGTTTTTGTATATTCGACATGGTTGTGGATGATAACAGCCTCTGGTTGGATTTTTATGCCAACACCAAAGCTAGGATTTTCCCACCCACTGCAACGCATATTGACCTGACCAGTTGTACCTGGACCACACTTGTTTACCTTCTCCTTCTGTTCTTCTGTCATAGGAGAACCATCTGCATTAAATAAAACAGGTGGTCTTTGTTTCCACTGTGTACCATCAGCCCTTACTCCTCCACCTTTCATCTTGGTTTTGATTCTAAAGTATGGTTTGCCATCAATATCCTCATAACCAAAAGGTAATGGTGCAAGCTTGTATTTTTTATTAGGGTTAGAAATTTTGAGTTGAGTCTTCCATCTTTCAAGAAGTCCATCTAATTGATCACTTATATCTTGTGATTTTTCTGGATCTATAAGACATTCGACCTGCCATATACCTGACGCATCAAACTTTGTGTCGGGTTCTACCAGCCATGCGAATTGAAATAGGCACACTGGTGTTGTGATGTTGATAATTTCTGATTTAATCATTTGGAAATTTCAGTTAAAGTTTTCTTTTATTTGCATCCATGTTGGATGTATCACTGATGGTATCGCAGATAAATTACTTGTCACGCTTTTGTTTAACTAAACACATATGGTGCTAATAAAACTTCACATACATCAAAATCCCCTATGTCTGGTGGTATGGGTAACTTGCTTGAATCTTCTAATTGCTTTACTGCTTGTTGATATAAATCATCTAATAAATTTTTGCTATACATATCAACAAAACTCTCTTTAACATAACTTATAAATTCTTCTATGTGTGCAGCAGGTGAACCAAAACAATCATGTATCGTACAGAACTGATTTAGACCACTAGCTTTACTTTTTGTCAATGCTAAATGTACATTAGCAGCATCTAAACTATGAACAAAGTTTGCAGCAAAACTCTGAGTAGATTTTCTTTTATCCACTTCCTTTGTATCAGTAAGAAGTGACAACTTTACAGTACTTGTATGCAGTTTCGTGCGTATTCTTTTCATATTAAAGTTGTAATATTGCTGCTTTACATAAAAATTAGATGGTGTAATCCATGATATATTTTTTTCTTCGTTTCCAAAACATCTTGCAATGTCTGTTAAATATTTCATTACTGTTATACATTTAGGGCTGATATTATTTACACTTTTCTCTATAATTTTTGCAAGATAATGATTATGTAAGAAGCAATCTTTATCCCAAGACAACTCTTCGTCACTGCTCACAAAGTAATCTCGAACAGCACTTGCAATACCAAAGGTCTTGCCACTGTACGGAATCATCATTACAGGTTTTTTTATCATCTTTCTTGTAATTAATTGGTGATGCTTATACCAATCTTCAGCTAGACATTGTTCATCACTCAGATCACGAAGCTCTTTTATTACCTGATCTTTTACATCTTCATACAAGTCCTCCACCTGGTCGTAGTTTTTAAGGTTTACTTTTGCTGCAAGATTATCATCAAGAGACATAGCTGCAAAATGTTGAAAGCCATTATTTGTACCGTCAAGTAATACAGGATGTTTGCTTACATAGCCATAACCCTGTTCTAATAGCTCGTTAAAGTCCAAACACCAGGCAAGAAACTGCCAAGGTTCTTCTGCCTTACTCCATATACTGATATAAGATTCTGGATTGCTTGCTATCTGCCTAGCTAAAGCTTCTCCTTCTGTTTTAGACCATTCAATACGTTCTTCATAACTGTATTTGCTCATACCCCATGAGTTAGCACCTGCTATACCTAACCAATTCTTTGCCTTTTCATCTATTATTGCTGCACCTTCAGCAAATCTATGTAAAGATCTAGCTAAATCATTACCCTGTGGATTGAAAATACCTGATACATAATAGATTCTGCCTGTAAAATCTGCCTGTGTAACGTGCCAGAAAGGTTCTTCTGCAAACTTAGTAGCAGTATCAAGCAACATAATACATTGATACCTTTTCATACGATCATGTGCATTTTGATCATGTCTTAATACTTCTTCTCTTCTCCACCAAGATCTTGAGTCTTCATTAGTATCAATATCATATGGCTTTGGAGTTTGTGGCAGTGGTTCAGCATCTATCAGACAACCTACTTCTATACCTCTATCCCAACAGCTTTGAGCAATATCTAGAACAGTTGTATTTATCTCCCACTTTGTTTGTTGAAGACAATTCAATGCTGTATAAAGTGCTGTTGGTTCTCTTTTTGTTACTTCTTCATGGTAAGTAAGGTCTTTTGATTTGATTGCCTTGATATGTCTTAGTCTTTTTGTATGAAAACCACCTTCAGTGGTGCTAGTCCAATCAATGGGTTGTTCTACGCATGGTTCATACAATGGATAACAAGCTAATCTATTTTTGCGTTGTCGTTTGATCCAATCCATAGTACCTTGAGTAAATTCAACATATGTTTTTGTTTGTTTACCTGATCTGACAGTAGAAAGTTTTACCATCCCAACAGCATTAATCATTATATCTATAAGCTTCAAACCAACCTTAAGTTTGTCCTCCTTTGACCACGATTTAAAAACAAAACCTCTGTTTCTCATGTGACCCATCATCATGTTGCGTCTGTACCTTTGATGATTGGTATCTGATATATGTTTCTTGACGTTTGTAAAATGTTTTTTATCTTGCTGTTCAAACAAAGTAAACCTTTGCTCATCCTCCAGCATATGTCCTACCTGTAATGCTGTCTGTGTAGCTGTTTTGTTCTGGGAAGCACCATCAATAACACCTTTAAAAGTAATAAAAGCAATAACATCTACATCTTTAAATTCATGTAGCTTGATTGCCGCTGTAGCTTTTACCCCTGGTGTACCTCTCCAAGCCCTGTTAAGGAACTGTTGTATCGCTTCAACAAAAGGTAGAAGACCAGCTTTAATCATGCTCCTTGCATAATCTGTTTCTGATTCTCTACCTTTGGCTAAGTTGTTGTTAATGTTGCGTTGTCGTCTGTCAAAACCACGACTCCACATCCGATCTTCTAAATCAGTTTGCTTTGTCATTAGAGTATTGAGAGATAAGTTCTTTTAAATCAGCTAGTAATTCATCGCAGTGACCACGCATAATATCAAGAGATTCCTTACCTTCATCAATAAGCTTGGCAAGTTCTTCCAAGCTGTACTCTCTTGTACTGAAGTTCTTGCCACATTCCTTACAGGTTCTAGACCTCCAGAGATATGCAGCTTCTCTTTCTCTTGTATGTAAGACAATAGTATTGTTGCTGTTGCAGTTAGGACATTCAATCATTATTATCCTCCCTTGTCATGTGTAGGTATTTAGATTCAAGCTTTTCAATACAAAGATCCCAGGCATCTTCCTCACTTATGTCCAGTTTCTTAGCAATAGACTGTGCAAGCTCCCTTAAATGAGTAGCTATTGCTGTAAGGTTGTATGGATAATCACTCATTAGTAATGCTCCCAGATTGAATCTTTACCATAATGAACATGAGGATGAGGAACGTAGGCTTTAACTTTTGGATTAACAAAAGCAACTCTTTTAGTAAGTTGTTTATGGTTAGCTCTTGTCCACCATTCTGACTTTTTACTTATGTGTTCACATTGTACACACGTTAAAGAAGTCCAACTAAGGTTATAAACTAAATGTTCGTGATTACAACGTGGGCAGTAAATATATCTACCCCACTTACCTGCTTTTTGATATTTTTGTAAGTGAACTCTATATCTAATATCTACACAAACTATCTGTTGTGTATCATCATTAATATAGAAAGAACAATTAGAACGTCTAGTCATTTATCTACCCCCCTGGAATTGGATAGACGCATTGCGTAAAGACTCCCAATACAATCCATTACCATCATCATCAATCAGGATAATAGAATGTTTCTCAAGATCTACACATACATCTTTTATATATCTCCCCTCATCCTCATCGGATAAAAAGATACAAGCTCCCTTTAAATATTCGCAAGGGATACTCTGATTTGTACAAAGTTTCATAATAAAAAAATAACTGGGTTTAAGGTTCGTAAAGAACCTGTTAAAAATTAAACTAAAAAAATTCTTAATAGGTTCATTAAAAGTTTCGCCAAGGATAATAAGACCAGAAATAATAAAAAATAAAAAGAAGTAAAAGCCTAGAATTAACTAGGCTCTTTATTTTCCTTAATATCTAGAGCTTTATAAGCTTCCAGTAGCTCCTTGTTAGTTGCTTCCTGAGCGAACCATATACGCTCTATCTCTGCACGTTTAGCAGCTTTTAATTCTGCCTCGTAGTCGTATTTATCAGAGGTCATTTTAATAACCCCTCTAAAAACTCCATACGATGATGTAAAGCAACTATTGAAGCTTCACTTCTGGTAGGTCTACAACCTAACCACTCATCACAGAATCTTGTTACATACTGCGGTTCTTTATATCCACAATATTCAAGATTAATACTGTATCTTTCATCTAATGAATTAGACATAATAATTTAAATAGATAACTGGGCTTTTTAAGGTTCACTTGTTAAGAGAACCCTTTAAAACCTCCGTAGAGGCTTTAAGGGATTGTCTAAAAGGTTTATTCCTCGTTTAGCTCTGGCAACTCATCTGATCTGTTAATATTCTCAGCTACTTGCTGAAACCACTCTTGATCTTCAAAGTGCATATCTTTATATTCTTCTAATAGCTCGTTAAATGAGCCTTCTTTGCCTTCATAAGGCGAAGTATAAAAAGAATATAACTCAAGTTGGTCTTGCTCGTTTGTTTCGCACATAGCAACCTGATACTCAGAGTTAGTAAGAAATACATAACCAGAGTTCATATTGAAGGCAACTTTTACACCATCGTTTTCAAAGTCAACAGGTAGGCCGTTTAGCTTCCAGGCTTCAAAAAGGTCTTGAGCCTCTTTTTGTTCTCTATAACCAAAGTCCGCTAAGTCTTCGGTATATGTTTTTGTTTCAGTAATCATTTGATTAATTAGTTTCTGGGAATAGTACTATAAAAAATAATTTCTAGTACTGATTGAATTATTACTATGGGTTGGCTACCGATAATATAAAAACATAAATATCTTAACACTTTGTAACAATAGACCCTATATATCCCCCCACCCTGTCCAATTATTGTCCTTTTACTGTCCAAAACATTATAAAAACCCTGAGATCCTAGCTATAAGCTAACTTGCAGTGCTGTCTTTATGACAGTACTACATATAAAAGACTGTAGTTATAGCTTAAATATCTGCAAAAAGTCTTATATATGGGGTAAATCTTAGATTTGTATATATGCGTAAGCCCTTCAAATTTTTGTGTCAAAAATCTTTTGTAAGACCCTATGTAGAACCACCCAGAAGGAAACTACAAGGGTCTTTTATAGGGACTATTGGGGAGAGAACCTATGGATTAATTATAAAGAAGATGCTGATGAAGGTCAAATCCATGGTGAATTTATAATCTAACTATGGTAAGTCTATGGATGAAACTTAGCGACCCCCCCTATAGTCCCCCCCATGATCTATCTACAAGTGGGCTTTAATAAGAATTACTTATAAAGCCATCGGTATTATCATTAGAATTACTTATTTGAGAAGGAGTCATACCCATAGCTGTCTGAGTAATGGAATTATTCATAAGAGAACCCCAGTTATCGAGGTGTACTCTTAGTAATTCATCTTTACGAGATCTTATATTACGGTCTTCATCCTGATTCATGTACTCAGTCCAGTAAGCTACAGCACCTGATAGAGCGTCAAGTATGTCATCGTGAACAAGAGAACCTCTATGTCTTGTTATACGAGACATTTGATAGAAGAGTTGAAGCTTTAGTTTTCTTTCTGGTGCTTCGTTAGGGTTAGATCTATAGTCTTTTTCAACTACCTTACGGTCTATTATTAGCCTGTGAGAGTTCATTACAGGTTCCAAAGTATCTATTATGCGTAGTTCTTTGGTTTTATTGTTTCTAACGTCTTTCACTTCACAGGGATGATAGCGCATAAGAAAGGGTTTCATCAGTTCTGCAAACATACCACCACCCATATTGGATTCTACGAGGATTGTATTTACTTTATTAGTCTTGGCTATTTTGGATAGGGTTGTTAATACTGCGTCACTGTAACCACCGTTAAGACCCCCTGCATCGGGAACGTATAGATTTCCATTAAGCATCTTTACAACAGCGTAACCAGTGGCATCACGACCCTTTCCAGAGGGGTCAACGAACATAACAGAGCCTGTATATTCAATCCAGTCACCAAATTGTTGTGCAGGTCGATAGAAATGATCACCATTAAACCCTACACAGGGTAATTCTTTGATTACATACTCTGGTGAAGAAGACCATATGACCTTTTCTGGTGCATGATCAGGATTAACACTGCTGATGATAAGGTCTGATAGTTTTAGAGGGTATCTATCCTGGTCTGATAAGCTTGTATCAAGCATAAACTGTAAAGAGAACCCAGAACGACCATAGGAAGCTTCACGTTCCATCAGATCTATTGAACTGAATCTTTCTGGGTCAACAGGATCTTTAGGCTTTACAAGCTCTTCTGCAAGGCTCTGAGCTAACTTGGGAGCTAATCTGTCTCCATAGTTGTTTTTAAGTTCTGGATAACGTGCAGTCCATATGCGTGTTGTATATCCACGTTCTTCCAGTGTCAGATATAAAGATTGTTCTGTTTGTGGTGTGCCAAGAAAGGTAATCTTACCGTTAGGTTTTAAGATTGCATCAAATTCTTTTACAGCTTCACTTAACTTGTCTCTCATCGGTTGAGTAAAGCTGTTATTTGGTACTTCTACATCATCAGCTATGACTTCATCTGCACGACTACCTGCCATTTGTCCCAGAACACCCTGTGACTTTACTGAAGGTGCGTGGTCAGCGTGTGCAGGGCCAACATCAAAACTTATTTTACTGTTTCTTTGAGAGTCATCGGGTCGTAATGGAGCAAGCACAGGCATCTCATTGATCAATCTCATAGTGAAAGTAGAGAAGTTATCTGCTCTATCCTTACTTGCAGATACAACAAGAAACTTTAATTGTGGATTCATCCGTAGTTTCCATACAACGTAGGTGGATGTAATCCAACTCTTACCCACCCCTCTAAAGGCTTGTATGATCTTTCTACGAGGTCCATGTTGTAAATACTCGGCTATGTCTAATTGAACTGGCGTGGGGTCAGGCAGGTTAAGATGACGCCAGGTTATTATTAGAAAGTATCTAAAATCTTGTAGTTTCTCAGGAAGTGGTTGCATAAAGATCTTTTACCCTCTGTAAAGGAATAGCAGCACATTGTGGCACAACCGAATTTCCTAATGCTTTAAGTCTGTGTGTCCAATTGGATAGCCCATCATCTCCTCTACGAAGGCAGGGTTCAGACTCATAGGCTTGCCAGTTGGGGCTGAGAGTCGATCCTTCCTTGCCATAGCTGCTAGGCAAGTTCCAGATTGATGATCCTCTTTGCTCATACTGTATTTGTGTTCGTGGGCTGAGGGAGTGGGGAGTTGTTTGATTATATCTGGAAGGTTCGGGCCATAACCTCTCTCCAGATAACCTTCTTTCTGCGCTCCTTTGTAATCCCTTGCCGTTGGGGTCGGAAGCATCGAGTTGAACAGTTTCTGTGTCTCTGGATTCACTGCTTCTCTCAAATTGGCTAGTTTGGTTCTCCCTTTCCTCGGCCCCTCCATCTGTCTTTTTAGTGCTTCGGGACTTCTCTGTGGCAAATGATCCATTGTTGTTGGGGTAGGCAACGAGCCACCATCTGCTTCTCTGATGACAGGCTCCCAAAGAACTTGCTGAAATAACTGACCACTCTGCATCATACCCTGCTTCGGAAAGCTCCCTGAGTACAATGTCCAACCCTCTATTAAGGATCGCTGCCACGTTCTCCAAGACAACGTATTGTGGTCGTACCATGCGTATGACTCGCATGAGTTCGTAAAACAAACCTGATCTGGTTTCTTTGGTAATGCCTTTTTGATGGCCTGCTGTACTAATGTCTTGGCAGGGAAATCCTCCTGTAATGACTTGATATTCTCCAGGTTTAGCTGTAAAGGTTCTGATGTCGTCATGGATAGGAACGTGTGGCCAGTGTTTTTTGAGGACTTTTTGACAGAAAGGGTCAATTTCTATAAATTGTGTGGTTTCAAAACCGCCTATAAGTTTTTCAGCAGCGTAGGAAAAACCACCGATACCTGCAAAGGTATCTAAAATTTTCATAACCTATCTTTCAAGTACAGGAATTATATCTAAATCTGGTAAGTTTGACATCAAGTCTTCCATAGGATTCTTTTCTGTTGGAATACATTCAATACCATTATCTTTTAATAATTGTCTAGCTACGTTAAGATCACCTGGTTTTGCTTCACCACATTTTATTCTTCCTAATAATTCTTGTATAAGAACAGTTTGAAGATTTTCTAATAATTCTAACTTTTTTTCTTTTCCCATAATTAGAATTGGTTTTGAAACTAATATACCTTGTTTTAGAAAATTATGCCTAATAAGCTAATCGGACAAAGATTCCAGATCAATGATCGTGTATCTAGAAAGAACTATTCTGTGATAGCTAATACATATAAAAAAAAATATGGCAATATTACTGAAACTATAGAAAGAAAAAATTCAGTGGGTACTAAAATGTATTACTACAAAGTGTTGTGGGAAGATAATAGATCATCTGAACACGCTCAACATAGTCTTGATTCTGTTGAATAAACCTTTCTTTTTTGGGTTTAAATTTTTTTTGTAATGATGAAGAGCCATTTCAGTTCTTAATAACTTAAGTTCTGTGTCAGTGATACGTTGCATTGCCGCCATGATAAGTAAATTTTGCATTTTGTTTTCTTTTACTAAAGCAAAACAATATGCTTTCATAATACTTTCTGGTAGTTCTTCCACTTCTCTACATTTCATTTCTATTTCCAACTCAACTTCAAGAGGTGGTTCACCAATAAGTATCTTAAAGAACTCTTTACTGTTCATTTTAATTCATTTTAGGAAACAACTGCTGTTCCAACATGTCAACGGCTCTGTCATCAAGAGTATTCGAGGTCTGTTTACAGATTGCACGAAGAAGATCAACTACTAATCTCTTTACAGCAGTTGTCGTGAAAAACTTTAGTAGTATTGGTTTTAAGAGTTTGAGCATAATTACTATTGTGTTACTTTCCAAACATACCAATATTTGCTAAGTTTGCCATATAGCTGCCTAACAAAGCAATGGTCATCTGCTTATTCCTCACACACTAAGGCAGTTTTTTTAATATGGAAGATCAAGAAGAAAAAGAAGGTACGGATTGGGGTGAACTGTTTGGTCACGCTGTCCGATTTATGATTCTTGTTTGGTCATTAGCAATGATGACTCTTGGATACATGGATAAAATTCGTAATGACGGAGCTTTTTTAGCTGGCTTGACGAGTGGAGTACTAGGTTCATACGGTATCTCCGTTAACAAAAAGAAACCCAACAACGCTGCTAAAATGGTAGATAACAAAGACACTAATGTAGGTATCAAATGAAGAAATTATTACTACTAAGTCTGTTTCTAGTCGCACCTTGTTACGCAAACGGAGTACCTTCCTGGACTACTGGCTCTAGTAACAGAACTGAGAATACTACACAGACCATAACTCGTACAGTAGTGACAGAAAAATATGGATCAGCCCTAAATACTTGGGAAGCATCTAATATTTCTGTAGCTGCATCTGCTGGTATCTCTGGCGGTGATGCAGTATTTACAGTAAAAGATGACACCGCAGATTGGTCACTTAGTATTACTACCAGGGCAGCAAGCCAAATGACCGAAAAGATTACTCTTAATGATGCGATTACGACTACTAGCGTTATCACTTCTTTGTCTGTCTTTAGTCAGTAATAAAGCAAGAGCCGAAGGCGATACAAACGTACAGGCTCAACCTAATGCTGTTGGTAATTCCAGTATTATCAACCAGAATATGAATGTTAATAATGGAATGACAGGTAAGCTACAGTTTGGAAACTTGATCTGTAGTCAACCTACTATGGCTGTAACTCCTTTCTATACAGGTAATGATGCACAGGGAGAGGAGACATATTCTATAAATGAAGGCTGGGGAGTACAGATGAGTTTTATGATACCGCTAGGAACTAATAATGAAACGTGTTCTGAACTAGCAAAAGTAAAGCTAGACTTAGCCAAAGAAGAACTAGACAAGCAAGTGCATGATAAGCAGCTAGTTCGTATCTTGAAGTGTGGGCAGCTTCACGCAAGCGGTTACATGATAAATCCTAAGTCTAAGTTCGCATACATCTGTAGTGATGTAATCAATATACGAAGTTATGTAAAAGCCAACGCAGAAAAATTTAAGTAGCTAGTTTAGACACCACATAGTACAGGTATGTGAACTCTAGCTACCTTTATTATTATCCATCTTTTCTTTCACATTTGCGACTTCTTTTTTAAGAACTTTAGTAAAGATTTTCTTAAATGTTTTCTTGATAAAAGCTAGTACTGATTGCATGGCAATACCACCAACCACACTAGCAACTGAAGCTGTACCTGCTGCTATCACACTAGAAGCTATGACCTCTGGTGCAGGTATTGGCATCTCTCCGAAAAATGGTAGATTAAACGTAGCTATAGCTTCTTCAGTTGATAAAGTTTCTTTGGGGTCTGGCAGGTTTGTCGGTATTGTCTCTGGTTTTACTTCTAACGCTTCCTCCGTTGAAGATGCTTTTTCTTCTTCAGCAGAAGATTCCTGACCTCCCAAACCCGACTCTACCTGTTCCAAACTTGGAAGAAGTAGAGGATCTAAATAAGGTTCTTCCACTATCGGGGGATAAAAAATTGTTTTAGGTGGAACGAGAATATAATCTGTATCTGGCAGATTAATCTCAGGTATATCCATTACTCTTCAGTTCTATCTTTAATGATAGCTGTTAATTCAGTAAACCTTGTTTGACATTGCTTGACAATTTCCTGTGCCTGGTTGTGTCTGTTAACAACATCTTGCAACTCTGCTTGCAGTTCTTCAAGAGTAGGTTTTGACATTTATTATCCAGCCTCCAGGGCAGCGACTTTTGTCTCCAATACTTCAATTTTAGCAACAGCTTCCTGTAATGCAGCAGTTAGTAAAGGTACAAGTTTACTTTGGTCTATTCCCTGATAAATTGGATTATTGTCAGAATCAACTTCATCTTTTGTTCCTGTTATAGCTTCTGGAACTGCTGTAACTTCATGTGCTAAAAATCCATCTACTGTTGTTTTTGCGTCAGCAATGAAATTAAATCTTTTTGGTTTTAGTGTTTTTAATCTTGTTATCCCATCAGATATTGCAGTTACGTTTTCTTTTAATCTGTAATCAGAAGATGTATTATAAGATGTTGATGATCCAAATCTTATTGACCCAACATCTGAACCACCAGTATTTTGAAATACCATTCCTACACCCTGAGCCGTGCTAGTCGCAGCAGCGTGTCTGAGAGTTATACAAGCATGATCTGAACCTTGATTATTTGTAGTCTGTTGAAATCTTGCTACATTTGTACCTCCCTTAATTACATCTAAAAGTCTGTCAGGACTTGTTGTACCTATACCTACATTTCCATTTGCTTGTATAACAAAAGAAGTTACAGTTTCAAAAGCTGAACCAGTATAGTTTTTAGTACTAAATTTATATCCAGCAGCATACGCACTACTACCATCAGAACCAAAGTTAGATTCTGAAGTTATCCTGTTTGAACTATTTTGAAATTCAATAAATGTTGTTCTATGATTATTACCTTCATCTGAATTGTAGAATTTTAGATCACCATCACCTATCGTAAGTTTTTCTCCTATTGTTGTAGTTCCTATACCTACTTTCCCAGACGAATCTATACGCATACGTTCTGAGCCAGCAGTATAAATTTGCATACTGTCATTAGCATGAGCATAAATTAATCTTCCTTGACCATTCCCACTTGTATCGCTGAAATGTATTTGTGCATTACCAGAAGTTCCAGTTTTTATGTTTATACCTCCGTCAGAGGTAGTGTCCATAATTACTAAATTTTGTGAGCCATTTATTGATTCGCCACTTGGATTATTAGTTCCAATTCCTAAATTACTGCCATCAAAAATTAAAGCAGACTCACCATTTAAAGTATTAGCAGTACCAGAGCCAGTAATAACTCTGTTATCTGCGTTGTTGTTTATTGTTGTTTGTACCTTTGCGGTATTAGCCGTTCTTTCTGTATTTATAGCGTTAGCTAATTTGTCAGTTGTGACGGCATCATCCTTAACGCCATCTGTTGATACCTTTGTTAATGCCATAATTAGTTAGGAATAGATTTTTTTACCATCAGTAATAGCTTTATCTATAGCTGTAAAGTCCTCTGATGTCCAGATAGATGTAGTTTCATCTAATTTTTTATAAGCTTTAATAATTTCAAGATGCTCTACATTACGTTTGATCTTGTCTTTAAAATCAGCATCAGTCTCATCTGATCCTTGAGCAGTACCGATAACAGTTACACTATCGCCAGCAGCAGAGAAGATTGCTGCGATTTCATCTGCGGTTTTTTCTTCCATGATAAAAAATTAGGTTACTTTTAGTTTACCCTGCTTCGAGGGCTGTGACTTTTGCGGATAACTCTTGTATTGCTTTTACAAGAACAGGAAATAATTTATTAGGTGCAGCTTCTAATTTATCAGGGTTATCTGCTAATACTAATCTTAAATAATCAACTGATGTAGCTGTTTCAACAGCTTGAAATTCTTGTGCAATAAAACCAGCTTCATAAGTACCATCTTTACCTTGTTTACCATCTCTTGATGCCCATTTAAATTTCACAGGTCTTACAGCATTTATAAAATCAAGTCCTATCGGTAAATCAATAATTTCAGTTTTATCTCTTTGGTCAGATAAAGAACTAATACTTGTATCATTACATCTTAAATCAGTAGTATACTGATTACCTAAAGTAACTGAATTATTTGATGTAGATGAACTGGGTTCAGAATCATAACCAATACAGACATTATTAACTCCTGTAGTAAGACTGTCACCTGCTAAACCACCTACGATTGTATTTTCGCGTCCTGAACTTTGAATGTATTGCCCTGCTCTATAGCCAATACAAGTATTGTCGTGACCTGTTGTATTTCTCTTTAATGCCTCCGTTCCTACTGCCGTGCAAGTACCTCCAGTTGTGTTTGCACCTAAAGCATCTCTACCAAAAGCTGAATTATTAGAAGCTGTAGTGTTTGCATCTAAAGCACCAGCACCAAAAGCACAGTTATTACCACCTGTTGTATTTGATGCTAAAGCTACAAATCCAAACGCATCATTTTCTGCACCAGTTGTGTTGGCTCCCAGAGCGTGCCTTCCAACAGCAGTATTACCAGAAGCGGTAGTATTAGAATCTAAAGCTTCTTGACCTATAGCTGTGTTCGCAGTTCCAGTTGTGTTGCTATTCATAGCAAAACCACCAACAGCTACATTGTTATCACCTGTTGTATTAGATTCTAAAGCATCTTTACCTAATCCAGTATTACCAGATGCAGTTGTATTAGCTTTCAAAGCACCCTCACCTACAGCAACAAGAGAAGCTCCAGTTGTGTTTGCAAATAACGCGCCTTTACCTACAGCAGTATTATTGTTAGCAGTAGTGTTATTTGCTAAAGAGTCATCTCCAATAGATGTATTACTAGCTCCAGTTGTATTATCAGTAAGTACACCTACGCCAATACCAACATTATTATTAGCCGTAGTATTAGCATCTAAAGTATAAGCTCCGATTGCTGTATTAGAAGCTCCAGTTGAGTTTGCTGCTAAAGCAAGATAACCCAGTGCTGTATTATTATTAGCAGTACTATTAGCATTTAAAGCTTGAACTCCAATAGCAACGTTATAATCACCAGTTGAGTTTGTTTGTAGTGCGTCTTTACCAACGGCAACATTTGCAAAACCCTCAGTATTTTGACCTAAAGCATCTTTACCAATACCTACATTGTTATAGCCTGTAGTATTAGCATCTAAAGCGTTTGCACCTACAGCTACGTTTGAATATCCAGTTGTGTTTGCTCTTAGTCCATCTTTTCCGCAAGCAGTATTACTATCTGCTGTAGTGTTTGATAGTAAGGCTTTGTGACCTATGGCTGTATTGGCTGCACCTGTAGTATTTGCTTTTAAAGCTTGATTTCCTGCGGCTAGATTGCTTGCTCCTGTAGTATTTTGCTGCATTGATGAAGTGCCTAGAGCAGTATTTTCTGCACCTGTTGTATTTGCACCCAAAGCACCTAAACCAAAAGCTGCTCCTCCACTAGCAGTAGTATTAGCATCTAAAGCGTTTGCACCTACAGCAGTGTTTTCTGTTCCAGTTGTATTTAATTTAAGTGCATCTTTTCCAATTCCAGTGTTATCACTTGCTGTTGTATTTTTTTGTAAGGCATTGACTCCTATTCCTGTATTGTTACTACCTGTAGTGCAATCATCTAAAGCTTCAGAACCAAATGCAGAATTGCTACTTCCAGTGGTTAAAGTATCTAAAGCTTCACCACCTACAGCAGTATTAGATTGTCCAGAAGTTAACTCGGTTAATGTATTTATTCCAACTGCTACATTATATTGACCAGTAACAGCAGCATCTAAAGCATTTACTCCAAGAACAGTATTATTTGAAACAGAGTTTGCTCCTTTACCTATATTTACTGAGTTTATAGTTCCATCAGCAGCAAAAGCTGGCCCACCAGCAAGCGTAAATAAATTTATATGAGCATTGTTTGAAGTATTTCTAAGCTGCATAATACTTGTCGAAGTATTAGCAAAAAATTGACTTGCAAAGTTTGTAGATGGTGCGGATGAACCAGAATTGTTTGAAGATATTGCTAGTAATGCGTTATTAATATCAGCCCTGACATTTGCTCCAGTGGAGTTAGCTATATCATAATCGTGTTGAGCCATTACCTAATCCAATTTTTTATTTAAGTATATCCTACTTTAAAATTAACTACCACGCCCGAATCCCGTTGCAGCATATTTGAAATTTCTATTAACATGACTTGATCCATTCTTCACATCTATGTCAAATCCTGTTGAGGATATGTTTGATAAGGCAAAGAAATCTCCTGACTGTCCATTTTCTATAGTTATTCCTATTGATGGTAAAACAGTGTTATCAGCAACGCCTGTTCCTGTAGAACCTGTGAAGAAACTATTTGTAAAAGTAACAGATTTGGTAGAAGTGCCTGATGCAATCAAACCATTTGTAGCCCCTGCATTACCAATACTTGTTTCTGTTCTGCTTTCTAATTCTGCTGTATATCCTAATTGATCTATTTCTATCGATTGTGCTGGGTCATCTGAATCCATTTCACATCTGAATTTAAATCCTCTGGCAACATAAGTTCCATTTACAAAAGGATTAAATTGTGAAAAGTTTGCTCCATAGGTGCAAGATGTTCCAGCAGATATTGTCGCACTTGTAGCAGAAGTCACTGTGAATGTTGAAGAACTAGGAACAGAAACAATTTGATAATTACCATCTGTTGCACCACCAGCAGCAAAATCTATAACAACAAAATCACCCACAGAATACCCATGAGAACTTTTTGTAATTGTAATTGTTGTTCCGCTTTGTCCGTAGGTAGCGGAAACTGAAGTGTCAGGGTCAATATCAGTTGTGGCAACTAATAACGATGCGCCGACATTAAATGCAGTGGCAGCATCAAAATCAGTCCATGTATCTATATTTCCTGTTCTCCTATCGATTAAATCATTTGGATAGAAACCCTGTGTTACAAAATGTCTGCGTAATCTTAATGGTTGCTTACCACCTAAATCTAAAGTATTTGCAAATTCATAAGATCCTCCTGTTATATCAACAGCCCCAATAAAATCAAAATCTGCAATACTGTCAAAATCTGGTTCATCATCCAGTGTTACAAGTGAACCAAGAACAAGGCCATTAACATCATCTGAAAAAAAACAATCTACTTTTGTACCACCAAAAGGTGGTGAATCTGTATCTTCTCTATCTTCTAAGACAGTAAGTTTTGGAAAAGCGTTAGGTACTGTTTGAATCATAGTGACAGAAGCATCACCAGAACTTAAGCGGCCTCCATCATCTTTAAATTTCAAGTGATATGTGCCATTTACAATATTCGGTACAATTGACTCGCTGACGTTTCCAGAAAGTGCGGGCAAAACGTCAACAGAATTAGTAAAAGTTGAGCCAGTTGTAAGGTTAGAACTACGAATTACGACATTTCCACCATGTATTACATCAACATCTGTTGATTGGTCAAAACGTAGTCGTATAAATTGATCTGACAATGGTTCTATCCGTAAATTTTGTACATCTGCTGGTAATGCTGTTTTACCAACTGTCGTAAATGTTGTCTCTGCTGGATTAGTGCTGGCATTTCCTAAAGCGTTGTAACTAAATACTCTTACTTCATAAGTCCCAAGTAAAGTTTCAAAAATAGTAAAATCAGATCTTGTAACTCTTTCAGAAATAAAGTTTTCATTTTGAAATCTATATTGAATTAAATATTCTGTAACACCAGAAACAGGTTGCCACTGAATAAACAACTTAGAAACAGCACGATTATTCAAAGCAACAATTTGTTCAGTACCTTGCAAGTTGCTTGGAGGTGGTTTAAGTGCTGTTAAATTTGTGATACTTCTTGTTGCTAAAGCTTCCCCATCTTCTACACTTGCATATTTTGTGGGATTATGAGCAACGGCAGTGATTTGATATGCAAGCTGGTCAACTTCTGTAACGCCAATAACTCTGAAGATTTGAAGTTGAATAGTTGTATTTTCTATTACCCAGACGCTGTTTGATGGTGGTATTGATGAAAAAGCAGAAGATACTGTAATTGTTGTACCAGTAATATCATCTATTGTTTTTGTTTCAAGAGTGCCATCTGCAAGTATTACCGATAATGTTGCAGAATCTGTTTTTGCTAAATCTGTATTATTTTCATCATCTACAACGATCTGTGTTGTAGATACTCCTGTTTTTATACGACCGCCTCTTCTAAGCCCTGCCCTCAATGGATCTGCAATATTTATCACTGCTCCAGGTCTTACCAGAGTACCTGATTCAAGAGTAGTGGTGAAGTTTACAATCTCAGCTTCATTAGATTGTGTGTAGAGAAACCATTTTCCAAGACGAGAAGCTTGACCTCTTGATATGGTGGCAAAACCTCTTAAATTTTTTGTAACAACTCCATACTTTGCCTGTAATGCAGTATCTTCGACAGTTTCATATTCAATCTCTGTTGTATCATTATCAAAATAGGCAACATTTACAACAGTTGCTTTTGAATTTTTTGCTGAGTTACTATATGTAAACCCCTGTTCTGTAACATTTGACAGGTTAAACAGATAACTTGGATCTGTTGGTCTATCTTGTGTAATTGATATTGTGCCAGCTGAATAAAAAGGCATCACACGCATTACAGAACATAAATCATTGATGAGATTGTATGCTTGTTTTTGATTTTGAATTACTACATTGCAGCTAAATCTTGGTTCTGTTCCTCCAAATCCATCATCAACCTGTTCTCCGCAATAAACAGAAGCGGAATAAAAACTGAACACATCTAACTGTGTTGTATCAATCTGATCACCAAAACCTTTTGATGTTGTTAACAAGTCATATAAGATCCAAGCTGGATCATTTGTCCATGCTTTGTCAGTTTTGAACGTACCATTGAAAGTACCCGAGTATGATAATGAACCATCAGATCTTACTGTCGCATTATGTGGAATTTTAATTTTTGTTCCGCGAACTTTATACATCCTTCTTGGCTGTGATGGGAAAGATTCAGCATCAAATCGCAGAGCTACAAGAGCAGAATTTGGATAACTTTTAGTGTCAAAAATTTGTTCTGTAAAAGATGACCAACTCATTGAGTTTTGTAAAGTACCCTCTGTACTGTCATCGGTATCTCTGCTGACTCTGATAGTTACAGGAAAAGAAGTGCTGGAAGAAAAAGTAATTTGATAGTCACGAAAATAAGTACTTGCAGTTCTTCCTCTTACTGTGTCTTGTATAACAGTTGTGGTTGTACCATCATTTTCTATTGTCTTAATATTAAGAGCTACCTCTGCACCATTAATGTCTCCATTATCTTCAAATTTTTGTAAAGCTGGAAAACCTATAGTAACTCTTATGGCATCAATACTTGAATTTGTTACAGATCTACTTACAGGACTTGATTTTGTAACAACAACACCTACAGCTGTCTCAGACTCACTACCTATAATGCCTTCCACTGCTGTTTGATCTGAAGTTCCAAATCTAGGCTCAAAACCAATATTAGGGAAATTAAAATCTGTTTCTGCTGGACTTGTATTGCTTGCTGAAGATTGCAAGACCTGAGTTCCATTAAGAAATACATCTTTTAAAGCTGCATTGTTATACGCAGTCGTTCCTCTTGTAAGACCAGCAGCACTTGGAAAACCCTCAATCTCACCTTCTCCCAATAATTCTACAAGTGTTTGAAACTGTTTAGATTGAAGCACATCACTTGGCAAACCAGCATTAAAAACTCCTGCTTCTATCAGCCTTCTTCTATGAAATTCTGCAATATTTCCAATAGGCATTAATTTTCACCCTCTCCTTGAATCGTATCAATTCCAGAACTTATTACAACTGAACCTGTAAAAACCTCTCCATATATGATCGGAACGCAAACACCACTGACACTAACGTTCTGGATGCCCGAAAATGAATATGAATTAGCTATTTGTGGATCAAGTGAACCATCTGACTCTGAAGCGCCCACACCACCAGAATCAAACGGCGCAGGGGTCGGTGCTAATAAAGAGGTGATCCCACCTATTGCCAGATCCGTAGCAACAGCTGTTGCAATACTACCAACCACTGGGATGGCAGAAACGGCAGTGGCAGCAGCAACCGCAGCACCAGCAACTGTAGTGACAGCCCCGACCGCAGCAGAGGCAACGGCAGCACCAGTACTGAATAAAGATCCCACAAAAGGCACGACAGGCCCAGATCCTGTTGCGATGGGTATGATCTGAATATCACCTTTTCCGCTCATAGATAAAAAATCCAAAGGGACATCCATATTGTTCATCTTTACTTTGTAATATTGCTGACTCATATGTGCCTCTACTTCTGGAAAATTACACATCAAAAAACGGATAGCCTCTGCTGGACTTGATACAGCAGCCTCAAAATAGGATGAACCAAGGAATTTTCTTAATCTTCCATATACTTTTATCGTTTTAAGCTGCATACCTGTAAACCCCTCTAAGTGCTTGCTGATAACCTAAATCAAAAGGCTCTCGGCAACTTAATCTTCTTATATTATGATTCAAAATCATATTATCACCAATATAAACAGCAACATGATCTAAATTACCTGTAGTTGATTGAAATAATAAAACATCACCAACTTGTATATCATCATGTGTAGATTGTTTTTGAAATCCTGTAATCGGCAAGCCTTTTTCAAATAATGGATTCTCAATAAAATCTTTTATTTTTTTTGGTCTATCCCAAATTTTTAAATCAATATTTTTTGTTTCTTTGTACCAATCATGGATTATTGACCAGCAATCATAGACACCCCAGATAAAACTTCTTCCGATAAGTGATGGTGCTTTCCAGCCAGTAGGTTCAAAAGAACACCATTCTTTCATTCTTACGCTGTAGATATGTGAAGGTAAATCTAAATATTCACAACTTGCTTTGTCATTATCAGAAGGTTGTGGTGGCTCATAAGGATGAGAATGAACAATACCAATTATTTCTCCTGTATCTTCACATTCTGCCCAATCGTCAGGGTCGATAATAAAATATTCAAATCCAGACTCTGCAATATTTTTACAGGGCCAATATGTTTCTTTTCCTTTAATTATTGCTAACAAACCACAAGATTCTTGTGGCATACATTCTTCAGCGTGTTTTACAGCATCAGTTTTCCAAGTCATTGTTAAATAAATGAACCGACAGATGGAAAGTCTTTTTTTGTTACTTGACGTTTTGGCGCACGGACTCCCTGTAAATCAAGTGCTGATACAAGTTCAAATTGTACGATTTCCCTAGTTTCAATAATTTTTCTATTTATAAAATAAATTTCCTGTGGTAGTTCTGCTGTACTATCTGGTGTGCCGAAAGGATTTTGATTTGAAGGAAAGTTGGCAGCATCTAAAAACTGACTGAGAGTGCGTATGCGTACAAATTTTGCACCCTGTAAATCGTTGAAAGGTGTTGTGGCATTTACTGTTGCCATCAATGCTGTGATAGTTCCAAGTACATTTGAAACTGTTATTGTTGGTCTTGGAAGTGACCCACGCCCAGAATATTCAAACCCTTCAGCTTGTATTGGAAACCTATCATAAGTATTACCCTGCCATATTATTGAGGCATTGCTATTCATACCAACCCCCGAATGAAACCTAGTGACATCTGTAGAACCATGTAATGCAGATACCAACGTCAATGTATAAAGTTCAATGACAGATTTGTTTGTTAATGCTTGTAATTCTGCTGTAGGTAATCCCATTTACGGTTCAAATACCTCCCTGAAAGTGCAGTTTAATATTGCTCTGTTGTTATATGGTATGGTTTTTGTCCATGATTGACAGACAAATTTTCCAGCCCCTGATAATGTGACTGATACATTACCACTGTTTGTGGCAGAAGAAGCTGCCGTTACCGTGAATGTATTGTCATCAGCAGTTGTGGCAATTGCAAAGTCACCATCGGTTGCAGAACCAGAAGTGTAGTCAATGGTTACGACATCACCGATAGCAAGACCATGATTTGTAATAGTTATGGTGACAGTAGTTCCACTTTGACTATATGTACCTGTTTTTGTGAAGCCCTCGCCCGGAGGTGTAAAGGTAAAACTTGCCTGATCATTTACGCGACTTCGCAAAAATCCTTCTATGACATCAGATTGCGTTTCTGAAACATTGAAAGTAAGATCATATATTTTTGGATCTTGAGTAAGTGGAAGGCCAAATAATGCTCTGAACTCATAGCCATCACCAAGTCTTGTTGATCTGATTCTTGGTGCGCTTGTTTTTCTCATCCCATAAGTGGGTTGAATAGAAGGAAAAGTTGCCATTTATCTAGTTAATAAACCTCCAGGTCTTTTTTCTTTTATCAGTTGCGCTTGTACGGCAGCCCCTATCGCTGCCCCTAATGCCTGTGCATCAGTGCTACTGCCAGCCACAGAAGAACCCGAAGCATCTACATTTACTGTAACCATGTTTGTTGTATTATCACCTCCACCAATATTTGTGCTTGGTAATATCGTTCCCGATGTTCGAGGAACAAAAAGTTCTGGTTGACGCTCTCCAACAATATAAGGCTGTCCAGCTTTTACAGGCCCACCATTCGCTCTGAATAGTCCACCTAAAATACCACCCAAGAAACCACCAAGACCTTTTCTTTTACCACCAGAAGCAGAAGCTCCAAAGTTCTCACCAAAATTACCAAGAATTTTATCAATCTGTGCATCAATAATTTTATCTCTGATTCTGTTCAATACATTAGTCATTGCCTGTCCAAATGATTGTGCGCCTGTAATTGCATCTCTTAAATTACCTTTGATACTTGTTTCAATCTCTTCACCCACTGCCGTCATTTTTTCTTTTAACTTTGCTGCTGCCTCTTGATTTTTCTTTTGAAGCTCCTCTTGTTCCTGTAATTTTTTATTCTGTTTTTCTATCTCATTTGTTTTATCTATTTCTGTAAGCAATCTTTTTTGAACTAGATCATAGTTTTTGTTTAGTTCTGCAAGCTGTCTTTTTAATGATGCTTCTGCTCTTTTGTTATTGTTTTCTTGTGCTGTTCCTAATCTCTGTAAAAGTTTTTGTCTTGTAATAAATAGTCTATTTAATTCACTTTTTAATGCTGCCTTATCTCCTTCCTTTAATGCTTCTGTAAATTTTTTCTGTTCAGAAGTAACTTTTATTAAAGCAGTTACAACACCACCGATAGCTGTTGCTACTGCAACAAATGGAAACGCATTTAGAACTATAGTGAGCGCTCCTCCCGCTGCCGCAACTTTAATCAACCCTGCTGTTAAAATTGGCAGAAGTACAGCAACACCTTTAGCTGCAAATGCTATCGCTGCAAATATCGCAGCAGTTTTGGCAATCGGTGAATTAACAAACTCAACAGCTGATTTTGTGAGTTCCGTTAATGCTTTTATCACAGGCAAAATGGCTGGGGTAAGTTGTTCTCCCACTGCTCTTGATAAGTTTTCAGCTTCATTACTTAAATTTTTAAATACCTGTGTCGGGTCATTTTCCAAGATTGCCTTCAAATCCTCGCCACCCTGTGTGCCTAATTTTCTCAATGCCCTGATCACCACATCACTTGTCAACTTACCTTGAGCAGCAAGTTCTTTTAATTTACCTACATCTACATCCAGCTCATCTGCCAATGGTTTAAGAATCAATGGTATCTGCTCTGATACGCTTCTAAATTCATCTCCAGCCAACCTACCAGAACCAAGAGCCTGTGCCAGCTGCCTAAAGGCATTAGAGGCTTCCTGTGCATTTGCACCGCCTAATTTTGCAGCAGTGTTAAATCCGATGAAAGTTGTTCTAATATCTTCCAAGCTAACTCCTAATGGTTTTAGTCTTGCTGTAATATTTGTGACACCCTCAAGAGCTTCTGTTGCGCTAAGACCAAATAATTTCTGGCCGTCAGTTGCAATCTTTTGAGCAGCAGAAAAATCTCCTGTTGCTTTTGTAAGTAGTCCTAAACGTAAATTTAATTTATCAAAATTAATTGATGTTCTTACTGCCTGTCTTGCTAATAATGAAATCCCAACACCACCAATCGCTGCCTTCAACCCACCAAAAGATCTTTGTAGCGCATTGGTTCTATTTTGTACACCCTGCAAGGCTCTTGTTGCACCACTGGCATCAACTCTTAAGGTAACAACTGACTCTGCCACAAATAAAAAAAGCCTTTATTATATATTACCTTGAATTGCGTTTTTGTCGTTGCAAAGCTCTCTTTTCTTCTTCACGTTTGTTTTCATAATATGCAGCCCAATATATTAACTCTTCCTCAGAAATAGAGTTTCTTAATTCATTTACTGTTTTACCTAGTTCTGTTGCGAGAAAAAATTCAAAGTTAAGCCAACTATCTCGCCTTATTCGTTTTTTGCTGTATCAATATCAAGTTCAATATCAAACAAAAATAATTCAAGATCATTTAATACCTTTTCAGGAAGTGATCTCTGTAGAATCGGTGCATCTGACATATCAAAAGCTGGTGTGCCGTCTTCTTTTTGTGCCATTTTACAAAGCAACTGCGTTGAAACAGTAAGTGCCTCATCAGTGCCAGCTAACTGCTGTGCTTTTTGCCTGTCAAATCTTGTTATTGGTGGAAAATATAAAGTTCTTAAAACCTTGCCTGATGGATCTTTCAGTTCATATTTACGTCTTGCGGTCATCTCATCTTTATAAGCACCGATGAGGAGGTCTGCTGTTCTTTGATTTGTCATAAAATTTGGGGTTGATTAATTAGTTAGTTAGATTGCTGAAGTTATAGTTCCAGTTGGTTTGAATGTGATGCTGATTGTATTTGCTTCACCGAGAGTGGAACTTTGATCGAAACTGGTGATGATTCCATTGAATGATATTTTTTTTGTGGCACTTGAACTATCGGGGAAAAGTTCAAAAGATGCTGTTCCAAGATCACCAGTTGTCAAAACACCATCAACAAAAGTTGCTGTCTCACCAGAAGCTGAATCATCATAAAGAAGTTCCGCTGTTCCCTCACCCTCAATAAGACCACCGACAAACGCCTTGAAAGTATCACCTTGGGCAGTAATTTCTTGAATGTCTTTAGTGATAGACATTGACCAACTTGTAGTTCCTAATACAGGGTTTACTGAAGAGCCATCATCATCAAATTTGACTTGCCCAACATCACCTTTAACCTTTGCCATAACAAATAAAAGAAAGATTTATAAATATATTAACCTTTTTCTGACTTTTTTACAGCCTTTTTATTTGCTTGTTGTTTTTCCATATATCTTCTGCATTGATTATCCCAATACTGTGGCTCTCTTCTGCCTTTTACAGCCTCGATAACATCAAGCATTTCTTCTGTGATTTCCATTTACAGATCCTCATAAACATTAAAAGTAATTCTAATCTGTGTTTGAAACTTACCTTCTGGACTTGATGCAAATACTTCAGGCCCGACAGGAGAATCAAAAATTACATTAGATACTGTCACTCTATTGTATAAGTCTCTCAATCTCTTGCAAATGGTGTAGTTAGACCCTGCCCCAATACCTTCTTCTGTAAATATGTTAAGAACAACAAGACCGACAACATTATTTGTTGCTGCGCTTGTATCTCCCTGCGTCAGATATTCATTTGCACCGAAACTTGTAAGACATTGAACAAAAGTATCTTCTGTTGTCGAATCAAATGCCATATTATTGAATATGACAGGAATAACTGGACTTGATGCTAGTTCAGTTGCAAGTCTCGCCTCAATTGTGGATCTGACGGTATTAAGATCTGTTGCTGCCATTATTTTTTCCTCACTATTCTTGCAAGCTGTCTAGGAATATAATTTGTTGTAAGTTCTTTTGCAATAAGTTCTGGAAATCCAGGCACTGTTCCCTGTCTTGTTTTATATTGACCACCCCATGTTGGCGGTAAGTTAATACCAAAACAAACAGGTTCTGCATAAGGCAGATTGTTTGTAATTGTTCCTTTAAATTTTTGAATTTTTGTCTGCCATGCAGCCCTTAGATCACCACCTTTGTGCTTTAATATTGATTGTTTGAAAAATTCTGGAAGAGCATCAAGTTCTGATTGTGTGTAATTATCGGAAGAAAAAACAGGTGTTGCTTTTTTTACTTTAGCTGTCCAGTTGAGAGTAGTTGCAGCGACAAGATCAACCACCACTTCTTTCATTACATCATCAATCTGATTTAATTTTATCTGTCTGACCATAATTACCTCAAGATAAGATCAAAACTTATAGCTGTATTATTCTGCTCGTTTGTTATTACCTGAATAATTTTAAATTCAACACTGCTTATAACAACCCTGTCCTTTGTGGTCGGTACAAAGGTCAAATCCCCTGCTGATATTGTTAACCTTTTGTCCTGAGATTCAATCAGATCATTTACCTCAGATCTATTTACATTTGTTAACGCACCTTTGACGGTTGTATCAGATGTGGATTCTGTAATAGCTCCAGTGGTTGTGTTATAACTGCCAGCAGTTACCTGTCTGATAGTTACATCACCTCCAAGTTTACTAAGAGTTTTTGATGCTGCCTTTTTTAGTGCGTTGGCAAGACTCATAATGAATAAGCTATGACCTGACCACTTGCAAGAGTGATACTTGTGATTACACCTTCAATCTCTGAAGATGATTTCATTTCAATTCCGTTAATTGTTGAAGAACCATTTTCTGTTAAGTTCTCAGCAACTAAAGTCACCTCTGCATTTGATAAACAATGCACTTTACCGAATCTGCCAGTATGGGCATTTGTATCTGTAATAATTATCCCTGCTGGATATTGGTAGCCGTAGCCCATTTTTAAGACCTCTTGATTGATAAGTTTGCTCTTCCACCTATTCTAATACCCATCAGGTAATGATCAACTATCGGTGGGATTCGATCAATACCAACAGCCCCATAAAATCTAGGGGTTGCATTTATATTACCGATACTAACCGTTGCAAAATCTTCCAGACCACTCAACTCCAAACCGTTCCTGTTGTTGTTGAGATATACCGCTAAAATGACCTGTGCATTTTTTACTCGATCTGGGATCTCAGTATCAGTGTAATAATCAGCAACTAATCTGTTTGGAAAAGATAAGCCATAAAGATTGGTGTATGTGTCAGGTTTTCTTACTCCAGATCTTGGCCATTCTAGTGCTTGGGTATCATCTACCCTAGCCCCTAAAAACTTTTCACGATCAATTCTTTGGGCAGCTGTAAAAAGCGCACGGTTTTTATTGTCGTTGCTTGAACCATCCCATGCAGCAGCGTCATCACTGAGGACTAAACCCTCAATAAATGAGTTTGCATCATCAAGTGTTATATAGGTGTTTGCGTTAGCACCACCAACAGTTGCATCAAGTGTTATCGCCATTTAGTTTTACCTTCTTGGGCTTTGGTTTTGGTTTTGGCTTTTCAAGAGTGGGAGTCAATGAAGCTGCCTTTTGAGCAGCCTCATTCCTCACTCTCATTCGCCTAAAAGCGAACATTCCCATTTAGCTAGATGCTCCCTTTAGAGCAACATAGTTAATAACGATAGCTTCACTTAGAGATCCACCTGATACGTTAGAAACTGTGATCTTGAATGATCCAGCTGCAATACCGTTAGCACTTACGATGTAAGCACCAGCGGTTCCAGCGGAACCATGACAAGCAACGACAACGTCTGTTGCAGCGACTTTGCTGTTAGTAACTGTAAAAGATACTTCAGCAGCGTCAGCTAATGCAGCGTTATTCATTGTTATCTGTCCACTCTCAGTGTTGAGAGTTACACCTGTTGATTTGTTAGTAGCCTGAGTTACAGTACCACCGTCTGTTGGGCCGATTAAACTACCAGCACCAATTTCAAAAATAGAAGCCATGATTTAAAATCCTAGTTATAGCAAGGGTTTTCGGTTAATCCATATTGGATACGTTGGTCGCCCTGACGATTCCTATATTTTTAGTCTCATAAACTTTCGACCATGAAGCAACAGTTTCCAACACAGTTCTTGTTGGGTTTACTGTTGAAACAGCGTATTTAAGACCTACAGGATGATAGATGTAGTGGAGATCCACAGCCATTGCTTCTTCTAAAGCAAGGATGTCTCTATCTGTTTGTGTTCTGATTGGAGCCTGCTCACCTGTGACAACTGCTCCTTCTGTAAAAAAGAACGTGCTGAATTCCGTAGAAGCACCAGAACCTGTGGTTGGAACATCATCCGAAACAATAATTCTAAGACCTCCAAATGTTTCAACAACATTAGGGCCATCAAATGCTCTGACTGTGCTACCACCTGTCGCTCCTGTGTCGGGTGCGCCTGTGTTGTCGTAGATGCGATCAATCATATTTCGCTCTAACAAATCTCCATAGACGTTGGAGTGCATCGCAACTGTTGTTAGTTTTGATCCTTGATCTCCAAGTAAAGATTTTGCCTTTGCAATATGACGAGGACTTAATGTTGTTGGAGTATCACCTGATTCTGAATCAATTGTTAAATCAAACAAAGCAGAGTTGCTGTCGTTTGCATTGATTGAACCAAATGCACCAGTTAGACAGGAGAATAAGTCCTTCTGTTTCTGGTTGTTAACATAAGCAGCCATCTTCTGAGCGATAGCAGCCATTGGATCTGGGCCACCACCAACTGCAAGTGCGGCTAAATCTCGTGAACTGAATGCTCGTCCACGATGTAGCACGGCTGCAATCTGGTTGTCAGCTGTGATCTTTCCAGGTGTTAATGATAATGAATCTGTGAGAACTTCAAAGTCTCCAGATAGGTTTGCTTTGTAGAACACTTTTGTTATCCCGAAAGCTCTTTATCTTTCGGTTCTACATCTTTGCCATTGATGTAGGTCGGACTATATCTTCAACCCAGAGGGTTGCAAGGCACTCGTGAAAGCATTACTCAGTTTCCTGTCGGCTTCTAGTCTCTGAACCTTCCAGCTTGTGGGCTGGCTTGGCTGCTGATTATCCTTTAATGGTGGACTTCCAGCAATTCACCTTGTTTCATTATGCTGTTGCCAACATAAGCCCCAACTACTCTTTAGGGATCTTAACGAAATCTCCTCCACGCTCTGCTGAAAGATTTAATTCTGCCAAAGGTGTTACTACCCCACTCTGTAGGAAGGCATCTCTCTGAGTTGTCTCCTCAATTAAGTAGGGGGTGAACACTTCAGGTATTATTAAATCCGACCTCAATGTAGCCATGAGAATTTAAATAATATGTTCACTTCGAGGCACAACCTCTGACATGGCACAACCACGTTGACTCTATATTAACTAGAAACTGCGTTTTTTAACATATTATATTTATTTATATCTGTTCTATATAATCTAGCCTGCTCAGTTAGGTTGAAAGATTCTCTGGCAAATGGGTTGGCCTCTCCTGTAATCACATCAGCAGTGACTTTAGTTGTCGTTGCCCCACCGCCCTGTGGTCTTGGGTTTTTCTGTACCCATTGAGGCATCTTTTGTTGCGCCCAATCTTTTACAGGAGTTCTGTTATAACCATCAACAATAACAACAGTGCCATCAGCTTCTCTTGCAAGTTGATCTCTGTTTATTCTTGACAATACATATTGTGGATCATGTACGACATCAGCTAATGCACTGACAGCAGGGGCTTCCACTTCAAGCTCTCTTTGTCTTTGCTCAAGCTCTTGAATCCTTTTGTTTTTGGCTGCCTCTTGTTCTCGATACTGAGTCGCAAGTTTTTCTCTTGCCTCTTCATATTTTCCCTGTGCCTCAAGTTCTTCCTGTTCTTTTTTCTGTTTATATGCAATCAAGGCATTTACATCAACATCCTGAGGAACAGCTTTTGCTGTCTCTTTTGCTTTTTTATAATCATCTAATAATTCAGCATTTTTCTTTCTCATTGATTCAACTTCTGCTTTCAAAGCATCAACTTCTGCCTGTGAAGGATTTGGCTTGATTGGTTCGTCTGACATAAAAAATCGTAATATTTATTTATAATATTATCGTGAAAATTACCATTTGACCTTATGTGACCAAAATAACGGCGAA